TCTTCTGGCACTGGATATTCTGTTTTTCGTTTGGGTATATCGTATATACCAACGCTCTGTTTGCCATTAGTCCATCTCCTTTATCAATAATACTTATAGTGGTGCTAACTCCTGCCTACTTCGTTGAGGAAGGGGAATGCGCACCTTAGTATTGTTCAATTTCCTGTTTAACTTCATCTAATGTATACAAAATAGAACTCCTCCTTATTCGCAATTGCTTAATTCTTCGATATTCGATACTCTTTCTGCCATATAATCAATATGATAACACGAATAAGATCCATATCCACAAAAACACGTTTCTTCACCATTTGACTCATCACTTTTCACGATTTTCTGCGATATTTTTGCCATAATCAATCATATCCTGACGATGGATTTCATTGATAACTTTTAATGGTACCGTATATTCCCGTCCTTCAATCATAAACCGCTTTACATCTGCTTTTCCATTTTTTGATGGTTTAGGCATTGTGAAGATATTAGAAATGTAATAAAACCCTTCTTCTCTTCCAAAAAATTCGGCTTTTTTAATATCGTCTTGATGCTCTATCATTTTTTTTAAAGCATCTTTTGCTTCTTTTTCTGACGGATATCTTCCAAGTTCAATCGTTGCTGTCTGATTGTCAACCAGTTCTTTCATAGCCATTACAGTAAAATCAGAGTCATTCGGATATCCAATTGTGAAACCCGAAAAATCTTCCATATTAATATATACGTTATCCAATGTTTTAATCATCATAATTGTTTTCCTCCTAAAATCTTGTCTTGCATATAAAACAGAACTGACTATAAATTTTATACCTCCTTTTCGTCATTACTTCTGTTCAAAAAAAAGTATGACTGATTGATGCATCTAATAAAAAATATAGTAATACTTAGATGTCTTCCGTTTTCCATCATCATTTTATTCTCTTATCTGATAACTCATATTAATAATGGATAAGATTATTGACGAAAGGGAGGTTTTAAATATAGTCATTGTCCAACTTAGAATATGAAAGATAACAGGAGGAAAATTTTATGAAAACAATTCATGACTTTGGATCAAAAATCGGTGGAGCAAGAAAAGATGTATGGGTAAAAAGAGGTTTGTGTATAGAAGATACAAAAAACATGACAGCTTCTGAAAAAGAAAAATACATAAAACGAGATTATATCTGGCCAAAACCAGATACACAGGATGAATTAGAGAAAGGTTTTTCCCGCTTTATCGTTTACTGGCACAACGAAATGCGGAAAACAGTAACCCCAAAAAAGAATAATTATATTTCTGCGGAAGAATATATCAATGGTGTCCGTAAAATACGTTCTATGGTTGAAGCAGTCAAAACGGAAAAAGAAATTTCTGATTTTGAACAAAAAGCTCTTGACGGAATGTTTTTACAGAAAAAATATGGACGTGCTTATGAATATATTGCTCCTTTTGAAAATATTCTTAACGGCAATAAATTTTTAAAGAACACAGGAACGTATGGACTTCTTAATATGAAACGTAAAATGGGAAAAGAGAATTTCGCCATGACAGAAGACGAAATCATGAAAAAGCAATTTCCAGTAATCTTTATTGACGGAGATAAATGTTTTGTTGCTGAGGATAGAGGGAAATCAATCCTTATTTATAAATCAGGATGTTCTGCCTATTATTGTTATCCTAAACCAAATGTTGTTCTTGTAGATAAAACTTATGTTTTGATTGATGAGCGCCATAATATCCTTTTTTGTGGGACACAGGAAAATTGTGAAGAAAAACAAAAAGAAGTTTTTAAAGAGAAAAAGGCTGTGTCAAAAAGAAAAAGGAAAGAAAAATGGATGCCGAAACAATTTGAAACTTTGGAGAGGGCTGGAGAAACATGGAGACCTCAAAATAAACACATCACGGGTGAAGAGTTGATTGAGCGGTATGGTATACGAGCCGGAGAGTTTGGTAATTGGACCAATAATAACGAACGCCAAATATCTTTAGACTATGCTTATGATGCCTTTGCGGATCTTGCATATGCACTAGATATAGACGAAAAAAGTGTATCCCTGCCAGGACTATCTTGTGGAAGCCTCGCGATTGCTTTTGGAGCAAGAGGACGTGGAGATGCAGCGGCACATTATGAACCATTACGGGAAGTGATTAATCTAACCCGATTACGTGGGGCTGGTTCTCTTGGACATGAGTGGGCTCATGCTTTAGACCATCTAATAGGACAGTCTGCTGGATTTTCATGTTTAGCTACTGAAGGACGGATATTCGATCATGTCAAGTCTTTGAGGAAAGTCATGAATCGAATTCATTACAATGAAAATGGAATTTATACACAATATTATGTAGATTCTACTCAGTTTGATAAACAATATTCGAAAGATAGTCATGGGTATTGGAGTTCTGGATGCGAATTGTTCGCCAGAGCCTTTGCTTGCTATCTTTCTGATAAATTAGCTTCTGAAGATAAACGAAATGATTATCTGAATGGACATTGCAATACCTATGTTTCTATGGATAAAAAAGGAAATTGGATTTATGCGTATCCAAGAGGCGATGAGAGAATACGAATCAATGAAGCAATTGATGAACTGATTAGCGAACTTAAAGATAAGAGGATTCTATTTACACGGCCAGAGAAAAAAGAAAAAACAGTTTCTTCGGTATTTATAGCCGCTCCAGATGGACAGCTTTGTTTTGCGTAATAAAGAAAGAGAGATAAGATATGAATGTAAGAGAAATGTATAATTATGGATACAAATGGACTGGAATGATTCCGTTAACTGCTGAAGAAGCAAGAAATTTGTTTTTAAATGATTCTATTCAAATATATCGATTATATCAGGATAATACAGAATCCTCAGTTGAATCATTAGAAGAGATTTCTGCGCCATATTTATATGGTATCGAGAAATAGAAGCGTAAGTGCGAGAAGGTATCAACTTTGTTTTGCATAAAAGGAAAAAAGCTGGAGGCGAAGCTATTTAGGCTATCGTCTCCAGCATGATCTAAGTAATCAAATCAAAAAAAGAAGAAAGGATATAAGCAATGAAAAGGAAATTAATAGGAACTGAAGTTAATATTGATGGAAAAGAAGGTGAAATAACTAATGTATTAGGTAATGGTTACGAAATAGTTTTCTTCGATACTAATTTAGGAAAGACATATATTGATAATAGAGATATTGTTAATTATATCGTCAATATGCCCGATGAATGGATAAAAACAGATGATTACCAATATGTAAGACCGTCTGCATACAGAAAATGGCAAATCGTAGAAGCTAGGTATACAGAAAGTGATGAATATATTGTCTGCCGAGGAACAATTGATGTAGCTAACTGGAAAACCGAGGATAATTATTATACAGCTGACTGTATTGATATTATCAATTCTTATTATGGTTCCGTAAAAGAATTTGAAAATGCTTATAAAAACGGAGCTTATAGAGAACAGATATTAGCGGAAATGATTTTTGAAAGCACAACATATACGGATACAGATGCTTATGAAGTTGTACCAGGAGATGAAGTGGAGAATACTTTACGAAAATATAGAAAAGAATCCCTTCTGTCATAAATAAGGAGTAAAATGTTATGAGAGAAATAGATATTACAAAAAAACCAATTAATTGCTGCGATGAACTAATTATTGATGACGAAAAAAGAAGCATTGAAGCCACGTATGAACTGTGGATGGATGTGGATAAGTATTTTGGGACAAAAACAAGAAATGATCCTTCTGCGTGGGTTAATTTTTACACATTTTGGCATTTCGATAATCCTGTAGATATAACCGCTCTAATGATACTTGATGGAGACGATAGCTGCGAAGAAAAAGAATGGGAACTGACTCAAGAAGAAAAAGAGTTTTTCCATAAAATGATGGAAGATTATTGTATGCAGAAAAATGGTTGTACGTTAAGAGAGTTTTTCGATCGAGAAATCGGATAGAATAATAAAATAGTTATCTTGATATTTTATATTCCTTGTGGTAGCATAAAAACGAAATCTTGATGACGAAGGGTATGAAAAAAAGATTTATACGTTCAAAAAATGATTTTGAGAAGGCATTAAAAAATGTGTTATCTAGTCGCAAAAGATCGGGAATCGCACGGATGTCTTGCTTTTAAAACGACACATGGTAAGCATCTTGTATAGCTGAAACGCAAATTAAATAGGACTGCGGGTTATAAAGAAGTGCAGATTGTCACGATTAGCAGACCAACAGCCTATGGAGAATATGCTCCGTACCAATTTGTTGATACAGAACAAAAATTTGAAATAATGACTATATTCATAAAAAGAAGACTCACACGTTTGATGTGAGTCTTTCTTCTTTTTTTCACTGTTTCTGACTTATTTCCGATTATGATATTTATCTAATTTCTTCGGCAACAATAGAATTTTCAACCAATTCCCCTGCATCTTCAAATTCAGCTGCACACTGAACGCACAGCCAAGCATTTTCTGGTGCATCATCTAATGCTTTTTCTATAGCTTCTTCTTGTGAGGATGCTTCAACCTCACCAAGAAATTTTGAGAATACATAATTTCCGTATACTTTGTATTTCATTCTAACCTCCAATTTATTTTTTTACTTTAATTTGAGCCAATATGATTTCTGTCTTCCTCTTGCCGTATGGATATATCCGCTACTTTCAAATACAATGGAAGGACTATAGAGTGCCCTGTTGATGTAAAGTGTATGGTTCAGATGTTTTCTGTTCCAATCTTTGTTAAACAACTTTTAATGTTGCCAATGCTGATGCAAGCTCAGAGTCCTTTTCTAAATCTTTTTCACCTTCAATTCCAAATGTTGGTTCTTTAGGGTAATCTCGTGGCTCTGTAATTATTCGTTGAATTTTTCCTTGGCTAAAGTAGCCACAAAAGAAATGAAGAAACTGTTGGAAATGATTGTCCAAATGCGGAGGTAACCAGTTATCACTTCTACAGAGAAAAACAGCATCGTAATCATACTGCTTCAAAATGGATAAGTCTGTTGTGATTCTGTCAATATCAGTGTAGTCCTTCTCTTCGTATAACTCCTTGTAATTCTCCGGAGCAATCCAAGTTACTTTAGTACATGGAATTTCTTGTTTAATAAAGTAACACCAGTTACCACAATCTTGTGTATCATTCTTTACATTATCATTGTAATAGTCCGCATGGAAATCCACATTAACTATTTCTAACTTTTCTGCTCCAGAAGTACTAAATTGCTCCTGTATAAATCCATAGATGTATTCGTGGCTAAAGCAAGCCAATACTGGAATGTCCTGCCTGCAGCTATACATGAATATGTTTTCTACAAAGTACATTTCATTTGTTTTACATGTTACTGTCTTTATTAAATCTGCAGATGGCTTGAAGTCATACTTACCTTTCCAGACCTGTTGAGAAAGGCTTGGTTGTAAATCAAAACCATCTGGATATTTCATTAGAGCTTCTTTACTAGCATTTTGAAAATAATCAAAATCAATACTTAGTACTCTAAAAGTTTTATTCTTCATGCTGTTACTCCCTATTGTTAGTTTCTTGAGGAATACAGTTCTGCATGAAATAATTTATTTCCTCTTTGTAAGCTTTCTGTTCCTTTCGGAATAACTGAGCTAAAGCGGAGAAATCATTATCTCTTGCAGTCTTCAATGCTTCGATGTATTCATTCCTATTTTTATCCTCGATAATGAAAGGAATCTTTTTCCTTTAAATGTTCAAGAAATTTTTTCATAATAAATCCTCCATATGTGAACCTCTTCGCCATTAGTATAGAGAGTAGCATCATCATCATTGATAAATGACATATCTTCCCATTCTGGAACAAGTCCACCTATTGGTATATTTTCATTATACTGTCGGTTCATTTCTTGTCTGGCTTCATCTATTGTTTTATAACTGTCATCGCAGTCGATAGAATAGCCGTCTGTGTGTATCAATATAAATTTCATGTTTTAATCCCTTCCGCCTTTTGTTTTACTTTCTAAAACTTCTAAAGCTTTTGTAAAATCAGTAGTATGCTTCCTGACAAACCAGCCTTGTCCAATCATGATATCCTCATGACTATGTACAAACAATGGTTCTTTTGTTATGAAAAAACCAAAGCGGTTCACAAAACCGAACTCTGAAATATGGGTAACTTCATGTTCATCATCGCAATGTTTTGCCGGATAAACATAATATCCATTTCGTTCCGCTTCTCTTATCCAGTTTCGGAAAGCAATACTACAGTACATTAATCCTCCAAGTAGGATAATGCCGTCAGGAAGGTTTCCTTCCTCTTTTCCTTTTTTTGTTACGATAAGGTAATCTTCTCCAGGATATCCTGAATCTCTAAAATAATAACTCATATATATTCTCCTTTAGTTTTTTGCTCTTTTGTATAACACTTTGTTCTGATAGGTTATCTGCACAATATCTTTACAATATAAACCATCTCCAGAATGCAGCCCAAAAAGATTTGTTATTCCTAGTTCAGAAAATACTTTTTCTCCTTCCGGTGTGGATTTAAAATTGAGGACACTGAGCATATCTCTTTGTATCAAAACATCACGCAAGCTTTTTGTGTCCACAGAACCTTTTGCTGTTTTTCCGTTATGTTCAAACAGAACCTTTACAGTCTTCATTTTTTCTGTTAGATTTTTACATAAATTTAATTCCCATGAACTTACGCAGGACTTTTCTTCCATCATCTTTTTTGTGACCATATATATATTAGCTTTTTGTTTGAACACATCATGACATGGTTCTAATCTTTTTATCGTTTCTTTTTCCAGATTGATAAAACCACATAAATGGTCAATACATTTTTGTCTCGTTGCAAAGAAATCGTCCATATAAATAGTATCTGTCAACTTAGGAAGAGTCCCTCGCAGTAAATGTATCCGAGCATTCCTTTCACATAAATCCATTACTTTTTTCGACAAGCTGATATCCTTCAGACCTATTCGTAAAAACTGCGTCAGATAATCATTAACAAGTTTCTCTTGTCGCTTTTTCCATAGCTGCTGATAATCTCTTAACATCATTACATTTTCTGGGAGCTTTTTCTTATCCTCTTCTGTATACACTTTAAAAAGCACACTTTCACTGAGATATACCCACTCATCTTTTACAATAGCAAGCAAATGAAGTGTTAATTTATCTACATCCGTACATGAGTCAAGATTACAAGAATAACATCCATAGATAAATCTGGATTTTCCCCGTTTAATGTTGATGGCATATAGACAATCTGTTCCAAAAGAAAAAGTAAATTGATTTTTTCCAGTTAGTACCTCTTTTACAAATTGTTTTGTTGGTGTGTCCATTTTTTCTCCTTTTGTTTTAATCTGCAAACATTATAAAATAACGACTGATATGCTATTTTTCAAATACATATCTTTATTTTCAGAAACAATGATTGATAATTTTATTCCTCCTTCTCATCAATAGATTTGTTTCAAAGGTAGTATGATATTTTAGGAATAAAATAAAAAGCTGCTCTGAAAATTACTATTCAGAGCAGCTACCATTGTTTCTTTTGAAAACCTCTTTAATTTCTGGATTCTCCTTTTTTTTGAAATCTTCAAATAGATGGTACAGCTCCCGCAAACATTAAAAATCTGTAGTGAACTCGACACATTTATTCGCATCTGCCAAGAAATCTTTTTCATAAAGGTTCTCTGCCAAACGAGAAATAATTTTTTTAGTATACCAACTTGGTGCCACAGTCCGGGCAATGTTTTTATTCCGGCAGGGCTTACCTCATGTTACTTAGATATGATTTATTTTCCATACATATCTTTTTCACGCAATTATCAGTTCTTTTGTTCTTGTCATTATTCACGCTTGACAATCAATCTCACTTTACCGAGGATTCGTCATTCCTTTCTTTTCCTTAATTCATCAACATATTCTTTCAAATAAATATCACAGTCAGCTGAACATCCAAGTTTACAAAATTCCCGAATTTCTTGATTTGTTAACTGATATTTTTTCTGATTATTTTCAAATAAAATTGGACATTTTCCTGTCATAATTTTATTTCCTTTCTAAAGTAAACCAATTTTTACGCAAATCTTAGTTGCTCTTGATCTTTATAAACAATCAATCCTCTTGCTCTTTCTCCCTGCTTTAAGTATCCACAATTTGCCTCTACCAATTTTTGTGCCATAATAGGAACTACACTATTTCCTATCCGGGCCACCTGTTTAGCTATAGGATATTTTTTCCATTTATAATCACGGTCAATAATATAATCTCTAGGAAAACCCTGCATTATCTTTAATTCTTCTGGTTTTAACATCCGTAAAAATATATCTGATATAATGTATTTTTCTCCTTTTATATCTAAGATTACATTAACTAATCCGAACCGGTCTTTTGTGGTAATTGTTCCAAGAGGAGTATCTAATTGCTGTCCGCATCCAGTCCCGTAATATTTGATTAAAAATGCCGATACTAGACCAAAATGCCCAGGAGAAGTCGTTATGGTATGGAGTGGTTCATCGCACCCTTGTCCTATTCCAGTCTTATAATATTTAGTAATGAATGCAGTAACTAAGCCGTATCGATTCGATGTATCGATTGTTTTAATAGGCTCTGTTAAAAGTTGCCCCCTGGAATCGCCTTCCCTTGTTTCACCATGATATTGAATGATAAAAGCCGATGCTTTTTTGTTTTTTACAATATATGGATTTGGATTATTAATGATATACTTCTTTATTCCATTTGCTATCCTTTTTTGAGTAGCCTCCGCCAAAGGTTTTTTTCTGTCAAATATAGATTTACCCAGATCGCTCCAGTCAATATAATCTCCACACTGTTTCCATTTGCGGAAGTTGATACCATCTTTACTATGCGTCTGTACAGGCCATTTGATTTGCTTGCCATCTCTCCGAAATACTGCATACCATCGTTTGCGTGTGGTTGGTGCACCATAATTTGCCGCTACTAACTCACGACAATCAAAGACATAACCAAGCCTTTTCATTGCTAAGATAAACTTTTTATAATCCTCTCCTTTTCTATCCGGAATTGGATATCCTTTTGCATCCAACGGACCCCACTGCTGTATCTCTTCAACATTCTCCATTATTATTACATCTGGAAGGATTACTTTTGCATGTTTATACACAGCCCACGGAAGTATTCTTAATCCCTTTTTACGAGGCTGTCCACCTTTTGCTTTACTGTGAGAAGTGCAGTCAGGACTTGCCCACATAAGAGCAACATGCCGCCCTCTTGTATATTTTTTCAAGTCTACTTTAAAAATATCTTCCGTCAAGTGCACTGTATTAGGATGATTTGTTTTATGCATTAAAATTGCATCTGGATCATGATTTACCGCTACATCTACTTGCCGGCCAAGAGCCATTTCAATTCCAACACTTGCTCCGCCTCCTCCTGCGAAAGCATCAATTATCATCTCTTTCATTTTAATTTCTCCCTTATATCTTTTTTAGAAACAATGATTTAGTATTTTAACCTCCTTCACATCAATAAATTTGTTTCGAAAATAGTATGTTCGTTTACATAAGGGAATAAAAAAGACTCGTACTGTAATAGCATGAGCCTTTCTAATCTAATAATTGGATAGCCTTTTTAATATGTCTTGGTTGTAAACCGCCGTATTTTTTATCATAATATGTAGACCTGCACCAATGTTCTTCCAATCCATAATATGTCCAGTCCCAATCTTCATCATCAAAGATAACAAATTGCTTAATATTATTATCCTTAATATACTTATCTACTTCTGCACCCCGTCCTGTACCCGGTTCAAAAGACATATCTCCTATTTCATCCAGGGAATAGCTTTTCTCAGTATCAACAGATGCGGTAAACTGTCCTTCAATATAAGGAGCATCTCCAAGTACTGGAACATGATGTTCTTTAAGGATATCAAGCAATATATAATATATTCTTGGGGTGTATGTTTCTGACCCACGCCAGCTAGATGTTATAACAACCTTCGCATTTGTTTGGGCGCAGATATAAGCAAGCATTTCGACTTTTGAAGGATCTATATTGGCTGTGCTTTTATTCCGATAAGACATATAGTTAAGAACACCGTCAACATCTAAGAATATGATTTTTTCTGACATATATTTTATCCCTTCTTTTTTAGAATTATTTAGTTATCTGCCATATTATATATTCCTTTCTACACCTTTTCCTATAAATCAAAAATGGATAACTGTGCTGGCGGCTCAAAATTCATCCATAAAACTTCCTGTTTTTTGCTTCCCGCTTGGGAATAATTTATATGAGTCTCTTTGTGCCAGTCTTTTAACAATGAATCATACATTTTTGATTCATAACCGCTAAGTAAGACAAAACCTTTATGTTTTTTTAATTGGTACAACAAATTCTCATGATCATCTTCTGTCATTTCTCGCTTATATTGTTCTCCACCGCTTCGTGTATCGAGCAGATACGGTGGGTCACAATAAATCAATACATTTTCATAGTTAAATCTGGAAATAACATCCACTGCCTGTCTATTTTCAATCTGCACTCCTCTAAGCCGTTCTGTTATCTCCAAAATTCTATCTGGTAAGCTTTTCCAATCTAATGCAGCATATGCTTTTTCTCTTCCTTGCACATCATTTTTCCATCCAACTTTAGTTCCTGTAGTACGATAACCATAGCCCATGTTCAAACGAATTAAAAATTTGACTGCTTTGTCCAAACTGTTTTCATTATCTGGCAAAAATGCATTGTCATATATCTGTCTGGAATATGGGGTATAATATATTTCATGGGCCAGTCTTTCTGGGTCATGTTGCACCCAATGAAATAAGTTAACAACATCCTCATCTAAATCATTAATCGTTTCTATATTTGAGCGTTGCTTAGAAAAGAACACTGCTCCAGAACCAAAAAATGGTTCTAAATAACTATGATGTTTTGGAAAATAAGAAAGAATCCAATCAGAAATCCTCCATTTACTTCCAGGATATTTGATAATTCCTCTCATGTTACGACCTCGCTTTTAATAAATATTCTAATCTGGTGTATCGTTTTACACTTCTTATATTTCTTATCATCATCTGTAATTTCTTATAATCTCCTGCTAATACAACCATTTCTTTCGCTCTTGTAATTGCAGTATATATAATCTGCCGGTCTGTAAGATTGGGAATAAAGTCAAACACTGGGATTAAAACCACAGGATATTCGCTTCCTTGAGATTTATGTACAGTGATTGCATAAGCAAGCTCGACCTGTTCTATGTCTTCATAGGAATAAGAAACAATGCTTTCATCATCCATTCTCACGATTATATTCTCATCGTTATCATTTATCTCTATGATTTTGCCGGTATCTCCATTAAATACTCCAATGCTTTTCTTTTTATCTGGATATATTCTTTCCAGTTTATAATTGTTTTTCATCTGAATAACTTTGTCTCCCTCACGAAAATTTTTATATTCTCTTTTGGATCTATCAGAAGGATTTGTGATCTCTTTTATTTTTTCATTTAATTCCTGACATCCTGTTGCCCGAACTCTTGTCATTGTTAAGACTTGAACATCATTGTTCGCAAAAGCAGGAACCTTTTTTCCAGCATATTCAGAAATAACTGTCGCAGCCTTTTCTTTATCAGAATAATCTACAGGAATAAAATAAAAATCCTTTATCTTTTTATCTTTTCCCCATGGATATGGTACTTTTCCTTCTAAAATTCCATGTGCAGCTTCCGCGATATAACTTTCTTCGGATTGTCGGTAAATTTTTTTTAATTCAATCACTGGACAAATATCAGCAGCAATAATATCTGCCAATATTCTTCCAGCCCCAACACTTGGAAGCTGATTTTTATCACCAACCAGTATGAGCTGACAATTTTTAGGAATAGCCTTTAATAACGCATACATTAATGATTGATCAATCATACTGGATTCATCTATTATTACGGTATCTGTTTCTAATGGATTATTTTCATTTCTCTGGAATCCTATATTTCCGATATCGTCCCTTCCATATTCTAATAACCGGTGTATTGTCTGAGAGGACATCCCTGTAGATTCTTCCATTCGTTTTGCGGCTCGTCCTGTAGGTGCTGCTAATAAAATTTTTTTACCTCGGTTCTTTAGAAAACGAATAACCAAATTTGTTGTAAATGTTTTTCCTGTACCCGGTCCTCCTGTTAAGATCATCAAAGAACTTCTTAATGCCTGTCTTACAGCGTTAAGTTGCTCTTCATTAGCTGTATCACTATACTGCTGTAATAAAGTTTCTTCTTGTTTTTTGATATCAGATTCTCTCTGTCCTGCCAGTTTGACTAATATATGAGTTATATCTATTTCTTCCTTATACTTCCACGGACGGTACACATATATTTCGCTCTGATCTTCCACCCTTTTAAGATTGGAACGTAAAAGAGAATCTTTCAGGAAGGAAACTGGAAAACCTAAAAGATTGGAGGCGTTTCTTAAAAGAATATTTTCTGGTAAATAAACATGTCCTTCTTGCTCTGCCTGATTTAATAAATACAAAAAAGCTGATTGAATCCGATAATCTGATTTTTCATCTATTCCTATTCGTAAAGCTATTGGGTCAATAGTTTTAAAGCCTAAAGAAGCAACTTGATCCGCAACTTTATAAGGATTTTCCTGTAGCTGCTGTATTGTCTTAGTTCCGTACTTTTTTATAATCTTTTTACCTATATGAACAGGTATTCCATAATTGCATAAGCTGATCAATATATCTGCATTTTGTGTATGTTCTTGAAACTTATCACAGATAATATTGGCCTGTCTTAAACTGATACCCGGAACTTTTGCTAATTCTTCCGGCTGACCATTTAATATATTCATGGTATCTTCGCCAAAATAATCAATAATCTTTCTTGCGTTTTTCGTTCGTATTCCTTTAATAATCCCGCTTGCAAGCCATTTCTGCCATGAATAGATATTTTCAGGTATTACGAATTGATAAGAAATAGCTGCAAATTGTTTTCCATATTTTTTATCCCTTACATAATATCCGAGTATACGAATACTGCTTTTCAGAGGAATCTGTAAAAATTCTCCTTTAACAATAATAGAATTTGTTTTCTTACGAAGAACAAATATCATAAATCCTTTTTTGTTATCATAGATAATCTTATCGATACATCCAGATATCCATATCATCTGTTTATTTTCTATAGACATGATTTTCTCCTTGTATTTTGTCGATGCATTATAACTACTATTCGCAGTAGCTTACTTCTTATATTCCTTATTATTAGTATGATATTTTGAAGATGGTTTTAATTTTTCTGTATAAGATTTTTGTTGTACTAATCCATAAAAGCAAAAAACACAAGGGAAATAGAAAAATTGTAGAAATAGAAAAAATTCTACAGAAAAAAGATTTAAAAATTTTTCTTTCATACTATAAATATAGAAAAAATTATTAATATACACGAAAGAGGTGGATAAAAATGTACGAATCTGAATATTATATATATGACATTATAAAAAACAACCCTGTACTCACAAAAAAGGATTTAGACAAACTGATATTAGAATATAAAAAAACAGGAGACAATTTAATTCATGACAAAATTATTCTTTCCAATGCAGGCCTTGTATTAAGAATTGCTCAGAAATTTTCTTTTGGATGTCCTAGTATAGATATTGCTGACCTTTTTCATGAAGGAATTAAAGGGCTTATTGAAGCTCTTGGCCGATTTGAGTTATCCTATCAGACAGCCTTTTCTACATATGCTACTCCATGGATAAAAAAATATATCCGAGAATTTGCAAACTCCTCAGAAATGATAATACGTCCCTTTCGTATCGCAGAAGCCAGAAAGAAAATAGAGCAACTTTGTCGGGAATATTATCTTTTATATAACAGGAAACCAACAATGGAGGAGATAAAGAAAAGTACAGGGTATAAAGGGGTTCTTCTTGAATATGTATTAACGGACTGGAACCAACAATGTTTATCACTGGATAAAGAAGCCATAACAGAGCAGGAAGAGAATATAACATTAGGAAATCTAATTCCATCTGATAGAAATATTGAAAATTATGTCTGTAATAAGGATATGAAAAAAAGAGTATCCATTCTACTTAGGAAAATTCTATCTGAAAATGAGCTTTTTGTAATTGAACAATTATATGGATTAAATGGAAAAGAAGTTTTAAGCGGCAGAGAAATAGGAGAAAAAATGGGATTTACCCATCAGAGGGTATATCAGATTAAAAATATAGCCTTTAAAAAGCTAAAACGGAATATAGAGTTTAAATCTTTGATGGATTTTTTATAATGAAATAACTAGAGTTGTTCTCTGTTAAAAGTTTGAATCTATCGTAATGAAGCCTCCGCGCCCATGCGATGCATAGCTTCTATGGACGTGGTATCCAAACCGGAGCATAGCTCCGAAAATACCATATTCTGCCTAAGCTGATAGAATAACCACACCCATAAGAAGACGCGCTAAATAGGTGTGGTTAAAAAGAAAAAGTGAATTAAATTATAAAGTTAACTGCCAAAAAGTAATGATGTGTGTCTTCGCCTATTACTTCTTCTTTACAATAAATAGCATATTCCTCATGATAACCATATAATACATATCCATCTGGAATACTGTTTGTTACCTCAATATTTATTAGTTGTCCACCAAGCTTCACTTTTATATATTTCTTCTTTTTCATAATTCTCCTCCTTTTTTATATACTATATCATAAATTAGACATGGCAGGGACTCTTTTTTACAGACAAACATATTGTATAAGTCTCAATGCCTACTTCATTGTTTTAATCCACAGTCGGTAAGTTTAACGGAGCCTGAATATCGGGAAAATCCGACTGTTGCTTAAGTCTCTTGTCAGTGGGGGATACCAATCTCTCTCCGCCCGCCACTGACGCTTAGTGAATTTTAGATAATTCCTCCCCTACCTACTGATGTTGAGGAAGGGGAATGCGAACCTTAGTATTGTTCAAATACCATTCGCTGAAAACTACTAACCACGCCTTTTAATCCTGCTAAATTTTTCTTTTCTTTTTCAGACAACTCTCTATCTTCTCCGCTTGTAAAGTAAATTCTTTTTCCGATCTTTTTTACATTACTTGTTTCAGTAAAGCACTCAAATGATAACGGAACTGTAAAAATCAGATCATCGGCATAACGATTTGCCATAGAACATAACTGTTTTACTACCGACTTACAATCTGATATTCTATCTATTTCTTTTAAATAGATTTCTGGTTCTTTCCCATTCATTATCCATAATTCTTCGTCTTCTGAAAAATCAAAAGGATCAAGATATTGATAAAGAACATACATATTTTTTTCATATCCTATACGAAATCCTATGCGGAACGGATCTCTTGGTTCGAGATAAAGAGAGCATCTTTTCCCTGTATTATCCAGTTCGCATACTGGAATCATGTAATTATGCACCTGATTATACAAAGCAAAAAGAGGAGCATAATTTTTCTTAATGGCAGCATATTTCTTTTCATCTAGTCTGCCATTTGTTGCTAAAATAATTTCCTGTAAAATATGACTTTCTAAAGAATTTGAATTAAGGATTTTCTGCATTGTATCTGATAATTTATCCTCCGCAGCAAGTATCCATGTATTAGAATCAAAATCAAATGCAAATATTTTTTTACTATCATACATCTCTAATGATCCTTTTACATCAACAAATTCTTCACTGGTCTCCAGTAAGCAAATGGTCGCTCGGTATACTTTTCCATCTGCAGCATGATTCATATATATAACAGGAGCTAAATTGCTATCTGTTATACTTTCAAAAAATACTTCAATATCGTCTTCTTCAATGCAAAAATCTCGATAATCAAGTTTAGTTTGACCAATCATATCTTGGAGATATTCGTCTGCTATATCCAAATATGACCGAATGATTTCTGCCAGTTCCTGTAAAGTATCTGCATACTCTCTTAGGTATTCAGATGGTTTTGCTGATGAATTTTCGTCCTTTTTGAATCCTTTCATTTCTTTTTTTATCATATCATCTAAATTAAAAATTTCTCCCATTAAATGCTCCTTTCGATATTTTCATTGTGATAACCGACAGGCAACTGAAGCTGCCAGCGGTTTTCTGCGTGTGTTTGATAATAGCAGTTTTTTCAGTACAAAATCTCCCTGAATATACTCAGGGAGATTAACAAAGGAATGAAATAAGGTTATAGCGGGGAATGCCTTATTTACATCCTATTATTAGTATGATAGAATCAAGAAAAATAAATCAAAGCTAATTTTTCGCATATGTTCCAAATTCCCTATATATTTCTTTTGCTTCTCCCACATCTGCATCTGGAAGATACTTTTCGATGTATTCTCTCAAAGTGATTTTCCTATGATTGATTTTAATTTCTAGTTCGTTTTCTTCTGTAAAACTCCCTGGACTCAAATGTTCCATATACATTACTATAGATGCTTTTTGTGTTTTAGATAACCCAGAAAGAAGTTCTGCAAATTCTTTTGTGTCAGCAATAAAATTACGTTTTGCCTCTTGCGTCACAGGGATATTATTTCTTTTGCAATCTTGCTCATTCATATACTCAAAAAACAGTCCATTCATTTCCATAAGAGCTTTCCCTCTGTATTCTTCGTCTAGTTCACAAAAAATTTTTATCAAATTATTGATTTGCTTTGGATCTACATTCATAAAGTCTGTCCTCCTTTTCTATATAGTATAACAGAAATCTCATGCATTCAATTTTTCTGTATAATTATTTTACGGAGCAATTCATCATAAAAAGGTGGAGATTTCTTTCCAATGTCATTTAGTTAGAGACATTGGATTTCTTTCTCCACCTTTTCCATATCTGTTACAAAGTCTTTCTATACGAAAATTTCTTCTTTTGTTATTCCGACTGATTCATCAATATCAATCAAATTGTCGGGATATATTGAGTCCATCATATTTCCCTGAAAAAGCATATCACCATCGTAAACTAAACTTAAAATACAATATTCCAATTTGTCAAATACAACTTTTCCTTCAGCATAATCATAAAATTTTCCGTTTACACAGATTTGAACAGGCGTAACCTTTGTTACTTTCCCTTTTATAATCCTGCAGCCTTCTAAAAAAGTATCATATGTAATCTTATCTTGATGTTCAGCATTAACCGGGAATACAATTTCTTGTCCAATTAATTTCCTGTCAATGGGTATTGCCATTAAATCTAGCCAATCGCTTAACATGACATATAAATTTTCTATCTCTCCATTTAAGCAATCCTCTTCTGTAATATTTCTTTCTGACCATCTGATAAACCATCTATGATATCTGCTTAAATCTACCTTTAATTTCCTCATCACTTTTTCCTTTCATTGGATTCCCAGTAAACAATGTCATAATCTTCTGCATCAACAACTTTAATACCATCAGCTGCTACTTCCTGTCCATTGACGCATAACATCTTCAAATGACCATTCTCAAGTAATGGCAGCATGTTTTTTGCAAGTACAATTAAGTGGCTCAAACTTGTTTTAATCCACAGCCTGCATCCTTTATGCAGAGGCTGAATGCCGGTATTTCTTCCGGCAGGGCTTCACTTCATGTCAGCCGCCCACCACTGACGTTACACGAATGACAGATTTTATAAAAAGATTTTTTGTTAAACCAGTCTGATACTCACAGTATGAATTTGTAGAAATGTAGTGGCCAATGATTGCATATCTATGTATACTTTTTCCTTACCTGAAAGCCCAGAAAACAAATTCTTTTCGTGTTAAATTATCCCTTACGACTCCTTTTAGATACTGTTCCGAATTTTTTTCATGGTACAACTTAAATCTTTCCATTGCTTTTTCCTTACTTGAAAGCCCAGAAAGATAAGGATGCATTTTTTCTTCCTTATCTACCAGAAATAGGTCATACCCTTTTCTTGTAAATTTATCCAGTTCATCATTCATGATTTCTTCATAAGCGATTAGACACTCCCCATAAAGAGCAGCCATCTGTCGAATACTCTCCTTATCTGTAAGCAGAGTCTTGATTGTCCCTAACGAGACAAGATCAAACTTATCCGTTAAACCATAGTATCCTCTGATATAAAGGCTTAGATAATATCCTTCATTACTGCCTGGCTGCAGAGTGAATACAGGATTAAACTCATAATTATAAAGTCCTGTTTCATAACGGTCTTCCAGTTCATAGTCTATAATACTGGACGGCCATTTATCAGATTTTTTAACTTTTTTAATAATCTCATTAAATAAGTCCTGATTCGTGATTACATCTTTTTCTTTTTTAATCTCTTTCAACATAATCTTTCTCCTTTTGTTATTTCATCGGTATACCTTTTCTATATAGGATGGCAAAAATCTTGCTTATTCGATTTTTCTGTAGAAATATTTTTTATCTAACTTGAACAGAAAAGCCATTATTGCAATACCCATACTCATCAGAAAGCCAATCAGAAATCTCATCAAGATAGTCTTCATCTTCCGCAACGGAAGCGAATTGAAGAGGAAGAGCTATTTCCTGTGGCAATGAAGCAAATAATTCTTCATCCCCGTCTGTATCCCATTTGATATTGACAATATTATACTGTTCTGTTTTTAATATAGTAGCCATGTTTTTATTCATTTTATTATATGCGGGATATCCCCATCCTGGTCAAGCCATCAGGGGATATACTAATATTCTATTTCCCGCTTTCCTCCTTTTTTATTCTAAACATGTAATCTGAAAATCGAATGAACTGCTTCTTCTACACCAAAATAACGAAATACATTTGATTTAATTACACTGAAAATATCTTCGTTTTCGACCTTTGGTGGCAATATAATTTTCTTTACATTATCATTTGGCGTAACAAATGCAGCTTCATCTTTTTTTTCCTGTGCTAATTTGTTTTTTGCATATTCTGGAAAATAAGAAAGTTCTTTAATGATTTTTCTTACAGAAAATTTTGTTTTGTTAATAATATTCTCAGCGTATTTTTCTCCAATTAGTTCCAACAATTCTCCATGTAATTCAGGGGATTTTATGAGGTTGAAACCTGCCTTCCTTTCGAGTTTTCTATAACATTTTTGACAGTTTTTTGTTATTTTTTTATAGTCACATGCGGCGATAAGAACATCAATATTATCCATACTTTTTATCATCTCATATTTCCTCCTTTTATTTTTCTACTGGAATTTTACACAAGCAAACACAAAATGCTCCATCATATGTGTCTTCTTTTTCGTTGTAATTTACTGCGAAAAACAAACACTTTTCAGAACTTTTCGAAGGTAGAAAAGTATATAATATTTCCCTTTCATATGACTCTTTTCTTTTACTTATCTCCCGTTTTGCTGTTTCTAGTGATGAATATAATTTCATCTCACATTCCTCGATACAGTCAACATCATCTATTGCGTAATTTTTTTCATATACGAGATACATATTCATAATAATTTTCCTTCTTTCTTTTATTATTCTGTTATGAAATCAAATAATGTAAGTTGTTGTCCTGGTTCAAAATACTTTTCAGGTATTTTTATGTCATCCTTATACCAATCAGGTGCAAAAAGAATATTTTTTGGAAATGCATTAATATTTTCTCTGATTTCATCCTGCGAGAGATTTTTTAGAAAAATAGCATTTTTACAATTAGTAAGCACCTCTTGCATATCAGCCCGTCTTCTAAATTCAGGCTCTATATACTTTAATAACCATAATTTGGAATTCGAATTATGTTCCCTGCTCATAACATGATCAATGATTTTTTGAGTCTGAAACTCTTCAAAATCACTTGGCAAGATATGCCCTCGCGTTTCAAGATAAGCGAGCACATGATCCTCATCCTTTAATTTTGATGGAATATCGGAAAGGGAACAGCATTTTTCTGGGGTCCACGCCTGCTCCTGATATTTCTCCGGCAGATCTGAAACTTTATAAAACAGGTTTCTATCAATTACTTTTTCCCAGAAAGAATCTGTTTTCATATTTTCTGGGATATATCTCAGAGCAGCAAAAGAATTCGATTCCATCGCAATAAGACAGAGTTCTTCATCTATTGCATTTTTAGGAACCTGTTCAATATTTGTTCCTCTTTTTGAAACAAAAGTTTTATAAACTTCTTTTGTTCGCCATGCAGTAGGGATGATTTTTAACTCGTCAGTATGCCCCGCAACCGCAACAGCTAATTCTTCGTCCCAGTAACTTTCAGGTATCTTTCCACCAAATTTCCCTTCTTCTCTCTGGATACATTTTAATAACAACTCTTTCGAGATAGTGTTTAAATGAATACAATTTAAAAAACTGTTTTGTCCATGATCAGATAATATTTCATAAAATTTATCTATCTGATATCGTTTCGGCAAGTATTCTATCGCTGCAAAATGCTTTAAGCAGCACAACAAAGATACTTTAGCTGTCTTTAACTCATCGGGGATTGTCTCAAATAGATGGCATGGTCCGATATAAGACTTTGAATTTTTAAGAGTAAACAAAATTAGTTCTTCTGAAAGAATATTTTTGTATTTTTCTGGCAGAATACGGTAATAATAACCATCTGCCTTACAAAGATTTTCCCAATATACAGCACTTTGGCATTCTTCCGGTATGCATATTCTGTCATAGTAAGCCCCTTTATCCGCTAGTTTCTTACTAAACAAAATAGCCAATTCTGAATTCCAACGACTTTCTGGTACATCGTGCATCATACTCTCATCGTATAAAAGACATTCTGCCAGATCTTCATCTGATAAGATATCGTAAAAATTATCTGGAAAGTGAATGTAATGCTTTCTTTTTACAGCATCTAAAATTTCTTTCGATGATGGATTCTTTTTAGTCCGGATAACTTGTGGATAATAAGGAAATACTTCATTGTATAATTCTTTCTGTTTCTCCTCAGATAACTTAAAATATAAGTTAACGAAATCCTGCCGGCTAAATTCGATTGGCATCATTCCTTTCACAATATCTGCAGCTTCTTTAGCAGATAGGGAAAATTGTTTTTCATTAATCGTTATTTTAATATTTTTCTTGTTTTTTACAAAGTATTCTTCAATGTCACCTCCATTAAGTAACCAGACCTTTAAACCATCTAGTTCTCCATTTTCTAAGGCATATCTTATCGCAGCCTCTTTTCTTGTCATTTTTATTCCTCCTTTTTTGTTGAATTACACAAAAAAAGACAAACAGATATGTAATTACACTCCATTCGTCTTTAAATATGTTCACTATTAGTATGGTTGATTACCAGAAGAATAAAAATTATGTTTCCATTTTTGCTTGGAAATATTTTATATATATAGCTCTCAAATTATTATCAAAAATAAAATTCTTCATAAAATTACTATTTATAAACTTATCACTCTTTATTTCTTCTATATCCTTTTCTTCTATATGCTTTATTCCAATTCCCTCAGATATGTCTGCTGGAATTCTATTCAATATTTTGGCACATTTATAATAATACTCTAACTCTAATGGTTGAATCCAACCTTTTGCCTCTTTCTCCTTCATCAACTTATAAATCTGAAAAAACTCATTACACCAGTCTGGACTTTTCTTCTGATGGAATAACTCCGTTGCACGTTTAAAAAGCATACGATAACTTTGGGGGGCTATCTTCCCCATATGATGATATAACTTCCATGCTTCCTGTTCATCCTTTTCTTCCACTTCAAGGAAATGTGCTAACGCGTAATAAACAAAAGCGCTGTACTTATTATCCCCTTCTTTATCCAATACCTCTTGCATATATAACTGTCCCTGATTCCAAAACTTTCTTCTTCTTAAACCAACCAGACTTGCAAGTACATTCCCCATAGAAAATGCTTCATCTTCAACAGATAATTGATGTGCCACTTTCATTATAATTCCATCATCAAAAATTCTTCTAGTTTCTTTTGATAAACAAATTCTGTTAATCTTCCTCATACAATTCAGATAAGCAAACTTTCGATACGAACTCCCCTTCAGCTTTGCCCCTTCTGTATATATCATATCCATACATCCATTTAGAATATCTATCTGCATAAGTTTCATATCATCGCTAAACTGATCTAAAAACAAATGCGTTAGATAATTATTATAAGCAAAATCTGATCCTACAAATGCCTTGCATATCTTTTTGAAATCTTGTATGTACTCTTTATCCCATTCAAAAAGCTCTGCTATCTTTGATAGTAATTCCCTCTCTATCTTCCATCCAAGTCTCTTTCTTTTATCCCTGCCAGACAAGTCCGAATATCTTTGTAAATCAGAAAACATTACAGAGAACCTTGCTTTAAGCTTGCTTAAACACGCAGCATCTTCATCCAAAATGATATTGCAATCAACTATATCTTCATCTAGCATAGTATCGGAATATTTTGTAATATATTCACTGGTGTAAACTCCGCAAAATTTCCAGAACTCTTCAATATACACCGCCTGAACAGCTTGGCTTTCTTTTCTTATGATCCTAACAGAATATAAATTTCTCATATACACCTCATGTATCCTACTTTTTTTGTTTAACTCAACTAGCGAGAAGTCTCCCGCCTCTACAGGCGGAGAGAGGAATCACTATTTATGCCATTAGCCAGTTACCATTGGGATGTAACCGTTTCAGTTTTAATAATGGCCATTGTTTATATGTTTTTCCGGGCTGTGATACATAGCAGCCGTTTTTATCCACCAAGTAGACACTTGTTCCAGTAAAGCTGCAGATAAATGAATGAAGTTCGTGTTCATCCTTAAGGATCACTCTGTCCCCACAGGTAACTCCAACACCAATATGTTTTGATTTCCAGCCGGTATCTATTATGCGGAGACTGAATGCTAATATTTCTCTTCATATCTATGGAAGAAATCTCATGTATTTAATTTTTCTATAGAATTATTTTTTATCTAACACGAAAAAGATTTTCTGTTAACAAAATACATGCCCCTTCCCTACATTCTTGCATTCCATAATTTATCTATGTCTTGATAATTAGTGCCGATTTTTTTTGAAAAGTATGCATAAAACCTTAATTCATACGGAACCTTTTCTTCTAATTTATTCTCTATCAACATCAATGTTCTTGCTTTTAAACATTTCATCACATCTTTTTGCAATGTAACAATATTTATACGCTCCAACCATTTTTTACATTCTCTATAATATTGAAAGCTATTAACCTCTGGTAACCTATGAAAATGTTTCAATATAATAGATTCAAATTCCGCTTTACGTAACACTTGGAACATTGCTCCATATGACAGATTATCTCTATTATAAAAAGCTTTTTTTCTACAAATCAGTCTTCCACTTGCAGTTAGTTCATATATTCCAACTTTTTGATCTTTTAAAAATTCTTTTACATGTGGTAATTGTTTATTTCCAACCACAACATAAATATAACTAAATACTTTATAATAATCTTTTAGCTGATTCTCTAATCGAATTAGATTATCTAAATCTGTTTTTATTTCGTATACTACTCCACGATCATTAATCATAATAAAATCTGCTTTTGAATTACCAATAGGCAATTCAGTAAGTGCAGCTGCATTATACAAATCATGTTTTTTTATAAGCAACTGGTTAAGTATTGTATTTTTATAATAATACTCATTTCTATATTCATAATTCATGAAATGATATATTTCGCTTATTGCTTCACCAATCGTTGCATCATCCGTTTTTACATATCTCCTTACGCACTCAAAAAAAGAGTCGGGAATACTATCTTCGCTTATCATTCTATCCAAATACGGTACTGTAAAAATTTTGTTAACTATATATGTATCAAATTTTTTCATAGTATCCCCCCTTTCAAATTCGATCATAAGCATTGGTTATCTGTCTTGACTGCTTATACAGAAAGTCTTTTCGTTGATTGGCAACCTTAAGCCTCTGTTTATTGCGATTGTTTTAATCATTGTTTTAATCCACAGTCGGTAAGTTTAACGAAGCCTGAATATCGGGAAAATCCGACTGTTGCTTAAGTCTCTTGTCAGTGGGGGATACCAATCTCTCTCCGCCCGCCACTGACGCTTAGTGAATTTTAGATAATTCCTCCCCTACCTACTGATGTTGAGGAAGGGGAATCCTTATATTATTTTGTTGTCCATGGCTTCCTCCTTTCCATAAAAATAATAAGAATCAAAAATTTTCTTCTATAGAAAGTATGATATATTAATTAATACAACCCGTTTTTCTGTGGAAAATATTTTTAGAAAGTATTCAGCCACAGACAACGAGATGTTAAATATGTTCATGTAACTGAGGAGGTCCAAATGGTTGATTTTCTAATTTCATAAGGGTATTATATCTTGTAATATGTTCATCAGGAGTAATCCTATCGTTCATCAGATCATCTTCCAACTTTTTATATGCTGCATCCAATTCTTCTCTGGAAAAATCCCTTTTATCTAACACGAAAAAGATTTTCTGTTAACAAATTTCTAATTTTTCGTCCAACACCATCCATATCTATTCCGGAAATTAACTATATCATTTGCCGAGATTGAATTTACCATTTTCTCCATATAAGCATATGTCTGCGGGCAACATTTTTTTAAAATAATAGGATTGTCCGTATAATCACGAAAAGCCTCCGCAAAAAATTCAGAAGAAGTTCTTGTCACATATCCCTTGTTATAACCAACATAATTATTTTTCTCTGTATTATAGATACGCACAAACTCAGAAGATGTATCTATTTTTGAGCCATTTTTTCCTTTCAAACAAGATACAAAATGTCCCAACTCATGAAGAAGATAAGCCGACCTTCCATTTTTTAATTTTATCCAGTGATTTTGAATACTGAATACTCCAGTTGTTTTTAATTGTGAATCAATTTTAAAAGTAAATCCCAGTTCATCAAATGCATTATAAACTTTAGGATTCACATGCCCTTTTATATCACTGAATTTTGAAATCATAAATCCTCTGTCTAAACTATTTATATTTATAGAATTATTGCTGGTAGCTATTGTAGTTTTAGTTGTTTTTACAGTTGTTACAGTCTTTCTTACAACTGTTCTAATCTTAGAGCCTTTTTTTTTCAATATTTTTGTTGTCGTAACAGTTACCGTTTCTACTACAGTAGAGACTGTAACATTTTTAGATACCTTTTTCCTTTTTCGCGTCTTTGTTGTAGTTTTTGAAAAATTTTTCTTTGCCGTTTTCTTCATTCTTTCTTTTTTTGTTGTAACTTTTGTCGTCTTCTTGACAGTAATCTGCGGCGTAGAAGATTGTGTTAACACAGTTTTTTTCTTTCGTGGAGTAACCTTCAAATAGCAATCCGTTGGTATATTATAAGAATTTGGTGTATTTTCTTTCGCGATTACCTTATTACTCAGACATAAAAGAATAATGAGGCATAACATAAGATAAAATAAAGAAAGCTTAATTTTTTCTCTTTCCATAACAATTCCTCCAAAGTAATGAATCAAAGTGGTATATCGTTGTCATCAATAAAAATTGTTTTAATCTACAGCCGGTATCCTTTATGCGGAGGCTGAATGCCGGCATTTCTTCCGGCAGGGTTTCACTTCCTGTCAGTGGGGGATACAACTTCTCCGCCCACCACTGACGTTACATGAATTTTACAATTCATCCTACAACTTAAAGAGGCAGGAGAATCCTTGCTTTTTATAAAATCCTTCTACCTTTCATATATAGTATGTCAGGAATTTGGCTGGTTCGATTTTTCTGTATAAGTATTTCTAATTTCTTACCAGTCGGTCGGATTTTATGAAAAGATTTTTTGTTAAAGAAGAAACTCCAGCACATAAAACAAAGGTTAATAAGATGGCAATGAATGGATTTTTTTTCTCATAAAATCTCCTTTCTCCGTCATTTCCTAAACGGTAAAATAAAACAATTATTGTGGCATTATTAATATGATTGTTTTACTGGAGAAATAAAAAATAGAAAAAAATCCCGCCACAAATGACGGGATTTTCAATTACATTTAAAAATTTCTATGTAATTTTTTGGAGTCAAACTCTCTCTTGATTTTAGAATATTTACAAAAATTTCTCTTTATATCTTCCATTGGAGAATCTTCTGAGCATAAATTTCTGATAAAATTTCTTATATTTTTAATAATTATTCCAATATATTTCATATGTCTCTCTTACCCGATAGTGGTTTTATTCAGCTTCTGATTTTTTATTATGCAAATAAAATAATACGTTTCCCAAAGAAAGAGAGAATATTCGGCAATAATACATACTGCTATCCAAAAATATGGATTTATCCCTATACTTAATAAATGATATCCTCCATATATTCCAATTGTTAGTATAAGTGCTTCTATAAGCATAAACGAAGTTGCTTTATAAGCAGTGTATTTCGAAAATGTACGAATTATATGATCTTTAAGCATAAAGATTATACAAGTGGCCACAAGTAAATATAATTCTGGATTAAAGAAAAATTTTTGAATAAAGATTAAAAGAAAACCTGTCCAAACAAGAGCGATTATTAAATCGGTATATTCCATATATTCTATTTTCATGCTTAGATATATTTTTATAAAAATATATCTAAGCCCCATTAAAAATAGAATTCCGGTCTGATTACTTATATATGTTACAATATCATTGGCACTACAAAACATGATTATAGATACCATAATGGTAGTATGAATTGTCATTTTAAGTTCATTTGAAAATTCTTTGAAGCTTTCCGTTTCACAGTAAGCAAAGAGAATACCAGAAAAGAAAAACCATGTTGTTGTCCTCATCTGCAAATCATTATAATATAATGCCACAACATATACCGCAATATTAAGCCAAGCACTACATAACCATTTCTTCTCTTCTACCCCTTTAATCTTTTCATGAATCCATTTACAACTATTTCTTTGGTCATCAATTTGCTCTCGTAAAAAAACTTTACAGTAGCCACAATACCAGATATAAATAGTAAAAAAGATAATATTAACATACATAAATAAAGTTCTTACTGTACTTAAATAAATTGTCATGATAAATTCCTCCATTTATTATATAATTGAGATTTTGACTCGATATTTTAACCTCCTTTTCGTCAACAATTTATCTCAGATATATAATGATAGAACAAGCAAAACAATAACAAAAAGTCCTGAAAAGACAACTTTTTTCAGGACTAAAGGGTTAAGCATTGCAGTAGTATAAAAAAATATTATCGCCATTATATTTCTTAGAATCGTGTTCTTTCCAAATACTTTTTTGATTTACCGCTCGATTGCAAATCTTCTTTTTTTAATTGTTCGAAAAATTTTTTCTGCCTGCAGGGTTGATTCATCCCCTGACAACGATCCTTTTCCATACATATTCCGCATGGATTTCTCATCTTATCACTTCCTTATCTTTATATCATTGACATAGATCACCATTTTTTATAAGGACTTTTTGGTTTTTTATAAGAAGAGCCATTCTTTGTAAGAATAACCTTATTTTGCTCATCTTTAGTATATTTTTTGGAATTCTTTTTGTAATGCATCCTATATTTACGCAGATGAGTTCTTTTATACTTTATATATATAGTTTTAGAATTTTTCTTCCTGGTTTTATAAAGATACTCTGTATGGATAGTTTTCCAGTTTGTCTCATTCACATAAGTCTTTGTTGCTTTCTTCGAACTTGTAAGCGTTCCTAAATGTGCTGGTTCCCAACCGCCATAAGTCGGATATGCTGCTGGATCACTCGGACACATTGATACAATTGTTTTAATCCACAGTCGGTAAGTTTAACGGAGCCTGAATATCGGGAAAATCTGACTGTTGCTTAAGTCTCTTGTCAGTGGGGGATACCAATCTTTCTCCGCCCACCACTGACGCTTAGTGAATTTTAGATAATTCCTCCCCTGCCTACTGATGTTGAGGAAGGGGAATCCTTATATTATTTTGTTAAATATGTATGATAGAGCGACGGTCTGTTGCGTCAACCGAGGGTATCATGACCTAAATATCGTAGTATCCATTTCTGAATGCTTAGTCTGGTGAACCATTTAACAGAAGTCCACTACCTTTAGGTGGTGGGTAGTTCACTTTGATTATCTCTTTTGACTCTTTTTATTAATATGTAAGCCCTCTTTCTATCTGAGAAAGAGGGCCTTAAAAGGAAAGATTTTATAAATCTATGTTTATTTTACCGTTAATCCCTCGCTAAAATAAGCTATCTAATGGCTAATCCTCTAAAAATCCTTGCATATGACTTTTTCATTTTCTTCGGTGCTTTAATGACCATCTTTTTACTTACTTTTGTAAACGCTTTCTTACCTGCTGTTTTTTTGGTAAGTTTTGCTGTTTTGATGGTTACCGTTTTTAATACAGGGCATTTGTAAAATGCATTGTTGCTGATACGCTTAACATTCGCTCCGATTACTACAGATTTCACTTTTTTATTGTTTTTTACAGCTTTTGCCGCTACAGAAGTCACCTTATATGTAACACCTTTACTTTTAACAGTTGCAGGAATCACAACTCTTTTTGCATTTTTCTTTGCCTGAATAAAGCTGACTTCCTTGCCTGCTTTTGTCACTTTGTAAACCTGACCGGAAACACTAAATCTTGTTCCAGCTTTTGCAACCGATTTTGCAGGATTTACAATTGTAGTATTATTTTTACCGCTTTCGGATGGCTTACTTGTCTCTGTAAGCTTCGGAATCTCTTCTGTTTTTGTTTTTTTACAATTGATACAGGTATATGTTTTTTCTCCGGCAGATGATGTTGTTGGTGCTTTTGTTACTTCTCCGTTATTCCAATGATGTCCATAAGCAGAAGTAACTTCTCCTTTAATAACGGTCCCACAGTCTGTACAGATAAAATCGCTTGTATATCCGTCTTCTTCACAAGTGGCATTTTTTCCTTCTGTATACTGCATCTGTGTATTATGCTCACAAATCGCAGGATCTTTGGTTAATTCATCCACCCGTTCCTTTCCACACCATTTACATTTACTTGTGATTGTTCCATAATCAATTCCATCATCTGTAATCACAGAATTTTTTACACTCTCAACATTGTAAGAGTGATCATCTTTAGGAACTACCACATCAGCATGTACAACTGCACCACAAATAGTACAAATTTCATCAGTTAACCCTGTCTCCTGACAAGTTGGTTTCTTTTTATAAGGATATGCCCAATCCAATGCCTCTTCAGGATGTGTGCATACAGTTTCCGCTGCAAAAGCTGGAATTGCACTTGTCAGTACCATAACTGTTAATAAAATACCTGCCAAAATTTTCTTTTTACTCATTTGATTTCTCCTTTTCTTTTAAAATAATTTTTCGTAATTGGGAAATTCTATTGTCTCTCCTTTCTTATCTCCCATCATCTTTGTTTTAATCTTCAGTTGGTATCCTTTATGCGGAGACTGAATGCCGATGTTTTTCCGGTGGGGTTTCACTTCATGTCAGTGGGGGATACCGTTTCTCCGCCTACTACTGACGTTACACGAATTTTACAATTCATCCCATAACCTAAAGAGGTAGGGGAATCCTTGCTTTTTTATAAAACTTCCTCCTTTCCTATATAGTATGACAGAAATCTTGCTTATCTGATTTTTCTGTATAAATTTTTTTATCTAAACTCTTTGTTTTAATCCACAGTCGGTAAGTTTAACGGAGCCTGAATATCGGGAAAATCCGACTGTTGCTTAAGTCTCTTGTCAGTGGGGGATACCAATCTCTCTCCGCCCACCACTGACGCTTAGTGAATTTTAGATAATTCCTCCCCTACCTACTGATGTTGAGGAAGGGGAATCCTTATATTATTTTGTTAAAACATCGGACAAATTTTATAAAAAGATAAAATTGTTACATACATAGTATGATAGAACGTAGTGAATTTTAATCCACACGCACGAGAAGATGCACAGCAAAACTTCAGTAAATCACTACTTCGTTTAGTTCCTTCTACATATAGTATGTCAGAAATCTCATGTATTCGATTTTTCTGTATAATTATTTTTTATTCTTAGAAAGTTGGACAGGTTTTATGAAAAAGATTTTCTGATAAAATCAAAATAATGACTATATAATTTACACTTCCTTGTCGTCATTCTTCGATTTAATAGCAGTATAAAATATTAAGAATGAAAATAAAAAAGGCCGGTTATTCCGACCTTTTGTATAATCATTATTGCTTTAATTAATTTTTTTTTGACGCAACCACTCAGTTACTTCCTCGATTGTATTTCCTGTAATCATTTCGAAACTTCCATCATCATGCTCCGTAAATGTCTGTTCCGATTCATATTCATCAATTAATTTATCCGCTTGAGATGCATTAGGATTATTAATCTTAACATAGTTTCTAATTTCATTCTTTAACTCTTCCTTCATAGTATATTTCCTTTCTAAGATCATTGTTTTATTGTTCTAATTTTTTTACTGTAAAATAAATCGCAGCACAATATTTATCTCCATCTACAAAAATATTATTGATTTCTACATTTAATTCATTGCTAACACGCTCAATGATATCATCTTCATTATACTCGACATCATATGCCGGACTATATAAAAATATTTCCTTGGTATCTTTTTCCATGTTAAATGTTAAAGATGAATCATCTTCCTGCTCTTGCATGAATTTTAATAAACTTTCAGATGTTGTTACGAAACATTTTCGTTCAAAAAATCTTGAATCCATATTTGATTTTCCTCCTATCTCTTGATAAAGCTCATCTTTATCATCACCATGGGAAACAACAATATAATTTATTGTTGTCCACTTTGCTCATCTCAAACAAATACGCACCATTCTGGCAGTAGTCATAGTAGTTGTCAACAATAGTTCGCTCTGGATATTTTTCATGAAAGATTCTCTTTGCTTCATCCATAGATACTGCAATGATGATTCCTTTATCACCATCACTGTTTTCGTAAGCAAATACTTTTTTCTTAGTGAACATATTATTTTTCCTCCAATCTTCTGTTGTTTTAATTCCAGTCAATGAACTGTTCAATCTCTTCTTTTTTAATCCCTATTCCATCTAAGAGAAAATCCAAAGTATTAACTGAATCTTCTTTATCCATTGATTGCATCCATACCCAATCAATAATATTGTAGATTATTTTCCTGCCGTTATTATCGATTGTAAAATTTTCTAAAATGTATTCCCAAAATTTCTTTTTCATCAAAATTTAGGCGAAGGATACCCCGGCTTAAGAACCCAGGGAGAAATTCGCCACCGTCTTCAGACGGTCCTCCTTTCAGTTAAATAATTCTTCCTTGTATCAACAAACATAAGTTTCTTTGCACTGATATTGCGTTTCTTTACTTTTTCTTCGATAATGTCCGGCATCGTTTTATCTCTTATATCTAGGCTCAAATACAGGCGTTTTTCTCTCCATATCAAAAGCACCATATGCTTCTTCTTTTGAAAGTTCGATAATTCGAGTAACATGCTTAATTTCAAAACCCAATTTCAATGCATCATTAATCGTATAGTATTGTGCATCCGCTTTTGAAAGCTTTTTTGTTGCACGAATACAAATAGAATCTATATTTCCGTAGCATACTTCCAAATATACAATATTATTATTACTCATTTTATTTTCCTCCAATTCTTATGAAATTCTTGCTTCAATTCTCACTTTCTAAAGAATTATCGTTTTATCTTAATAAAAACATAATTCTTCCGGCGGGACTTTACTTTATTGCCTTTATGCATTTAAACATTTATTATAAAATTCTGGCAAATATCTTTCTACATACATTTCACTAAATAAATTTTCCAATAATTCTTTTGAATGTAATGTCTTTTCCAGATCTCTTAATTTATATTCGTCATTCCAATAAGCAAAATACCACCTATTATCTTTTACATCGAATATATAAGTAAAGTCCTCTCCTAATACCTCTGAAAGAAGGTCTGTTTCTACAGGTTTTTCTTCTTCCCATTTTGTGATTTCGTTACAATCTTCCCATCTGTTAATATCCCTAAAAGCTGCAACCGTTCCTCTTTGTTCTAATGGCTTACTCATATGCTCTCTATATGTTTTACTTCCACCTTCTTCGACAGTAGGACCAACATTTGCCGTATTGCCTAATGAAATTAATCCTTTTACTTTATTGACATCCTTGTAAAATTTATATAAAATAATTCCCAATCCATCAATGTAACTATCGCAATGATTATAAATGTATGTATATTTTCCATTCTCTTTAATCGCTATACGTCCTCTTGTACTCATGATTTCGCCTCCAAATATCTTATAATTTCTGTTCTCTGTCACTCTTTTTTATATTTTCCGTTCTACATAATGTCTTACTTTCCCATGTCTTATATCTTCCATCCATTCACCATTTTCAAATATATCTCGTAAACATTGTTTTGCTTCATACTCCGTATCAAAAGCAAAGCAATCTTCCTTTTTTGACAAATCCGTATTTAAATAATCAGGAAGTCCATAATATTTTCGAATAATAGTGTAATATTCTTTACTCATCAACGTATACCTTTCTTTTTCAATAAGTTTTCTATTAAAAATTATAGTTATAGTCTGGATAGACATCGCCAATATTTAAACCTTCCTCATACCACATATGGTCAGAGATTTCTGGTACATCTATAATAATATGGTCTTCATAAGTTTCTTTTACTGTTCCATTAAAGAATTTTCCATCCACATTACATTTCACTTTCTGATTTACTTTAAATAAATGCATTAAATTTGACATATCTTTTTCCTCCAATTCTTATAAAACTCTTTCCGCTTTATATTTATTATCATATCGAATAACATTTCCTTAATTTTTCTGTTATGTAAATCTGACCTTTCCCAGTAACATAGGTTGTCTGAGCAGTTTTTTCACCGTAAGGTGTTTTAAACATTGACTCTTTGACTTGAAAATATCCAGAGTCAATATACCTCTGATACGGGATATTATTTTTCATTAAGATTTTTTGTTCTCTGAGCCACTGGAATAATTTATTCCTTCCGATCTTAATATGTTCATCATTTAGCAATTTTGCCAATTTACCCATATCGATAAGATTACTGGAATCAGATACCTTGTTTGCAAATGCAACTAACGGTTCTTGTTCCTCTAGTTTGAATTCTGCTTGTTTTCTTGCCTCCTGCTCTTCTTTTAACTTTGTCGCTAACCGAATCAAGAAATCTGGAGAAGTTAAGGCTTTCTCCAAAGTTTCCTGCGTCATATACGCTCCATGTTTCCGGATAGACGGAAGGACCTCATCTGTCACCCAGTCGGAAAACCTTTCTGCAGATGGCTTACGGCTCTTAAAAACAAGCTTGTAAACACCCGATTCGGTAAGAAATTTTTCACCTGCATTATTCAATTTTCGGATGTCCTTATCTCGGACATCTGAGTTTTTAACTATAATTGCCTGCTTCTGATTCATTTGAGCAAGATAATTTCTCACTGCGCTCTCTGAAAGATCTAAACATTTTCCAACGTGCTTTGAATTAAATAACACCCGTCCATTCAGTTCAAATACTTCCACTTCATGTCCTTCGAACATTTTAATATTGTTCATCTCTCAATTCCTCCTACTTTGATATAAAACCAAAATAATGACTATACATTTTTATACCTCCTTACCGTCATTTCTTTGATTCGGTAGTAGTATGAAATTTTGAGAATGTAGACAACAGAGTGTGCGGTAATTATAGGAATCAATTATATATACACGATGGAATATTCCATTTTATGTTAAAAGTGAAATCAAAAAAAGGCCGGTTATTCCGACCTTTTTTGTATGATCATCATTAAATCTTCATACATTGTCCTTTTCCATTTCCTCTATTGCTTCAATCCGGAAAGCAACAATTTCTAATGGTGCCTTGTAAATGGCACTTAATCGAAAAAGTAAAGCATTTCCGAACAATCCCGATTGTTTACATTTTTTATATTTTAAGGAGAAAGATGCTCTTGGCATTAAAAGGGCTGCTGCAAAATAGCTTGCTTCCTTTTCTTCTGTTCCCTTTTCTACTTTTTTATTTTCTTTATGGAGATATACAGATCCTATTTTGTAATGCAACACAGAATGAGCAAATTGACGGGCAATGATAAAACGCTTCCATTTAAATCCCATCTTATTGTTTACTACAATCACTTTGTTTCCAAAATCACTCTCCAAATTCACATAGCTAGGAGCAATGACAATAAAACCCTCTTCATCCTTTTTTAACTCAGCATTGACAACTTTAAATCCTAATCGGCGGGATAACCTAGTAATATCTACATAAGTGTCTTTTTCCGGATCACAGCCATTCACTGTCAATAAGCCGGATATTATTTTTTCCATCTCTAGTTTTTCCATATTATTTACCATTGTTTTATCAGTCTTCTTGGTCGAGTACCATATCCCAAGCCCAAGCATAGGAATATATTCCGATATGTTTATTCCATCGAAATTTTTCAGGAAGATAATCTCTCAATGCCCCTTTAAAATCCTCTTGAATTTGTTTTATATCATTTTTATCAAATGATACGTCGAGTAATTCTGATATATTAAAATGCGTATCCCATAAAATTACATAATGCTTTTTCTTCTGTAAATTCATGTAGCTTTGATTACATTTATCCTTCTGTTTTAATGGAAATAATTTCATTTCATCATTATATTCGGGATCAATTTCTTTAAACGTAAAAAATCCATGTCCATCACTTCTTTTAAAAGAGCACTCTCCGAAAGTGCTCTCAGTTATAGATAAATTCAAAGTTTCTATTTCGTTTTCAGATAAATCAGGATGTCTCTCATAATATCTTTTTATAAAATTTTTGAACTCCTTGGTTGATAAGACGCAACCGATGCCGCATTTTTTCGAATAAAATGTACACATACTCTTTCTCCTTTTATTTTTTCTTGTAAGAAAATACACATATTTGATCTCACAATGAATTACCAATACTCTTCTCCTACCGGTCCTCCAAAATCAATTTCTTTTATTTCTTCTCCAAAACAATCTGTTTCGGCACAAACCTCCTCAAAAGACTTTCCATAATATTCCTCTATTCTTTCTTTTAAGCTAGGATACTTCTTTTCTTTATTCTCACCCTTATCCATTTTCTTACTCTCCATTCTTTCTTCAAAACATAGGATTTCTTCCTCAAACTCTCCAGATTCTGTTTCCAGAAATTCACCTGCCGTCGGCAATAAGTCCTGTGGCAAATCTTTAAAATCAACTTCATTAAAATTAACACCAGTAACCTTTTTTGTAATAAGGAATTTTTTATCTGTGACATTGGCAAAAGCATCTCGAATAGTAATCTCATTAGTTAATAACTCTATTAAATTAGGATACGATGTTTTTGTTCCAATCCATTTTGTTTCATCCGAATTGTTAACACAGCATATAAATAGATAAATATTTCTATGTTCAATACATGTAAACAGGATTGGATAAGAGCTTTCAAAAAGGATTTTATCCATTTTAATATCTTGAAAAATAGGTATCTCTCCAAAAATCTTTTCAATTTGCATCAATTTCACCTTCTTCTAAAATGGTAATGTCGCCTAATGCATTATCAGAATTTTTTAACAAATAATACTTCCTTATCAATGAATTTTTTATCTCTTTGTTTAAGGAGGTATTTTTCCATGGATCTTCTTCACAAGTCTTCTTTGCGAGTGCAATGGGTTCTGTTATTGCAGCATATGTATCTACAACTTTCTCAATAAGCCTTTTATCACCTCTTGATATCTCAGTAATTTCTTTTTTGATTATACGCATTTTTTCACAATCAAGTTGCAATACTTTTCTATTTTCCTGTTTAGGTATTCCTCGTCTCCCGTAAATTTTATATTTTTGATAAACCTCTGGTATTACCGGACCAAACTCGCCTGCAATAATAACCGCTTTAAAACACTCCTTATTCTTTTTTAGTAAAAAAGCTACTTGAATATAATAAAGAATTTTTTGTAATTTCAAATTACTCATTGATTCCCCACAACCAGTATCATGAGCATAATTAATCACATATATTGCTACATCTAATACATTGTACATATTCCCTCCCTTTTCTTCATATGATATTCGGTGCATCCATCATATCTATGTCAAATACTAAGTTCTGCAGTCTATGAGTCAGATTATTTTAATCCACAGTCGGTATCCTTTATGCGGAGGCTGAATGCCGATATTTCTTCCGGTAGGGTTTAAGCTTATGTCAGCGGAGATACTGTTTGCTCCGCTGACCACTGATGTTACATTAATCTTACAATTCATCCCACAGCCTAAAGGGGTAGAGGAATTCTTGTTGATACTGCTCATAGTTTATCGTTCCTGACCGCAAAGCATTTATGATTTCTTTATTTTTCCCTTTGATTTGTTTTTCCGATCATTTCTACCTCCAATTTTTTATTTTCCATTCATATATAGTATGTCAGAATATCGGTATACCATATTTTTCTGCACAAATATTTTTCTATAAAAAGATTTCCTGTTAAAAAACTTCCACAGAAAAATCAACCAATCTCAAATTCTGACATACTATATATGAGAAAGTTGGTGCGAATCGGAAGCAACGTAAAAATCCCGGGAGATTCGCACTACAAAAATAGAAATATTGTTCTTGCTTTTCTAAAAAAATAGAAATGTGAAGGATTAAAATATCAAAAATTTGTACAAACTTTCTAACTAAAACAGTGAAATTGTTACCAATTTTATACGATTTCGCTGTCGCATCCCTCGCGGACGCGTGGATTAAAATATGTTTAATATGTGTGTTTTTAATAGTATTAATGGTCGCATCCCTCGCGGATGCGTGGATTAAAATAGCCCGCAATCCTGTCATAAACAGAGGGGATATAGTCGCATCCTTCGTGGGTGCGTGGATTAAAACAGAACAAACTGTGCGCCTATAAATAAAGTACCTATGTCGTATTCTCCTCGGATGCGTGGAATTGCTACACTTTACCGAAAATCTTATCGAAGTGTAGCAGGATTTTCCCTTATAAAAAGGTCCACTACACTATTATTGTTTATCGCATTCCTCGTGAGTGTGTGGATTAAAATCGTAGACATGCAGTACCCTTTTTCTATATTGCATCCTTCGCGGATGCGTGGATTAAAATAGTGGTATGGCGGACTTAACAAAAAATCTTTTTATAAAATCTGTCCGATGTTCTAAAGAGGTTAGATAAAAAATTATACAGAAAAATCGAATACACGAGATTTTTGATATACTATATAGGAAAGGAGGGCAGGCTTTATAAGGAAGTGAAGCCCTGCCGGAAGAAATACCGGCATTCAGTTTCCGCATAGAGAATACCGGCTGGGGGATTAAAACGGATGGACTGGGGAAAGTATAAATCCAGCGTAAAGTCGCATCCTGCATGGATGTGTGGATTAAAATTAAGTAAGAAGACAACATAGCCTTGCGTCATGTAGATACAGTCACACCACTTAGGAGGATTAATTATGGGAAGAAGAAAAAAGAATACACCTGTAAGAAAGCAAGACACTTTCATGTCTATTTGTAAAATATCTGGATGGTTATTATTTTTTATTATAATAACAGGTATTTTTACAATTATAGCAACCAACAATCTCTTTGAAAAACACAATGTAGATCTTGTTGGTATAGAACCTAATTATTCATATTCTGATTTTGTTGCAGAGGGATTTAGTCAGGCTTCATTAAATGCAGTTGCTATTATATTTGTATGTTTGGGAGTTACATTTGTTTTGAAATACATACTTCATTGTAAGATAGATTGTACTCCGATAGCTGTAGCATCATGTTTTATATTTATTTTCTATACAGCATTCTCACTGACTGCAGCTGCACCTATTTTTGATTATTCACCTATCACTGATAAAGTAGGATCTTTTATTGAACAAGAAAAATGTTCACATTCTGATTTTTCATGGATCACTACGCAAGATAATAAGTACAAATTATCAGATATCAAAGTAAAGCCTGGACGTTATAAATTTGTTTGTCCACATTGTGGAAAAGTATTTGAAGAGGGATATGCTGTTAAAGTAAAAGGTTCAAAATATAAATGGGATCTGGTAAATAAGAATAATGTATCTGTATCTGCATATGTTTCTAATGAAATAGAATTAAATTATAATGAACGTACACACGTTCATACATCTTCGGATAAATGTGATTCTGATTTGCCAATGAAATTCCATCATTTTGGAGAGTATAATGCTTGTATTGGTAGATATAAACATATGATAAGATTTTGTAAAGATTGCGGGTACGAAGATGAAAAATCACAATCTTCAATTTTTCATTAAACTCAAAGGGAAGTTCTGTAATAGGAGTTTCCCTTTTTACTTTCTAAATCAATCCATTTATCTGAATATATGTTCATGTATTATTGACAAATATGCATCATAGAGCCACTAGAACATAGCCGTTAACCGGCAGAATAAAAGACATAGCTCTCAGTAAAGAAGCTTCAGAAAAATCCAGAGATGTAAATGCTCTCGCCGGAATTTGTAACTCAAAAGTTGAAAAGTTGGCTGAGATTTGTAATATTGGTGTTGGAGAAATGGCAGATCTTATGAATAAAAACGGAGATGACTACTCAAAATACGAAGAATGGGCTAAAAAACTTCAAGGTGTTTATGCTACGCAATCAAAAGAAATTCAGGATGCATATACTTCTATTGCTACAGGTCAATAATATTTTGCGCCGACACAATTACTATTATTTCTTACATATAAAAGAGCAGCTTATTCGCTGCTCTTTATAATTATTCTTCAACTAATTCAAAACGATATTTTTGTTTTACTTCAGGATATTTCTCATGATTCACTTCGGATACAAACATATCATACGGTCTAATGTAAATACTGTAATCATCATATAATGCCTGATAAACTACATATTTTTCTCCTGTCTCTGAATGTTTTGCAATGTATAATACCTGGTAATATTTCCCCTTAAAATGTTTATATTTTCTATTCGTTTTTATTGTTCTCATTTTTTAACCACCTCAAAATGTATAACTTTATATAAGCAAATTATATTTCATTTACTCTTTATTGTCTATATAATTTAATCGAACTGATGTACAAAATGCGTAATTTTTTTTACAAAATGATAAATTTTTTATTATTTTTGATTCATTTCCGTAGAAAAAAACTCATTTTTATGTATAGGGTATAAGTCTAAAAGCATAATATATAGACGTGGAGACTTCATTATTCTGCGAAATACCTCTTTGCGATTTCTTTATAAAATAACTCCTTCGTAAAATCGATTGATTGCGAAAACACTTCAAATTTGCAGATTTTTTGTAACTTTTTTGCATAAGAATCTAAAGATTTGGGACGTAATCCATCTTTTTCGCTTTTTAAAATATCTTTGTATATGCCTTTCAATTCACCATCTGAAACACCGTTGAACAACTCAAACATTCTCTATCTCCTTTTCTTCTTTATAACTTGTGTGTTGCATCTATTTATAAAAAATCCTTTTTGGTATATTAGTCACCAAAACATTTCTTCCGTTAACTAACAGATAACATCTTCAGTTACCAGCACCTGTTCTTTCTCTTCTAAACAGCTTCTTAACTGAAACTCTGCTTCCTGCAGAGCATAAAGCTGAAGCGGCCAGTCGAGGTAATGTTTATTCTGATCAAGCATCTGTTGGTCTTCTTTTGTTTTACAATCCGTAATTTTATTTCTTTTGTTGCATGGTATTTTCTTAATACAGTAATTTTGTTCCACATTCTGGGCAGTAGTTTGGTCTATCCTCTGCAGATTCATCATTACATCCCACAATTTCACCGCAGATAGGACAATAGATATAATCCGATTCGTCAAATCCTTCATATCGAACCTGTGCATCTTTCTGGTATTTCTTAATATCAGAAAGTCCCAAAAGATAATCGGTTGTGACATCAAAAAATTTTGCCAGTTCAATCAAGATCTCCATGCGAGGTGAATTTTCTCCACGACAATAGTGATGAACAGATGCTTCAGATACGCTGATTTTTTCAGCCAATTTATTTTGAGTAATTCTTTTTTCTTTCATTAATGATTTTAAGCGTTCTTCAAACGACATTGTTTTGATATCCTTTCTATACTATGCTTTAACCCTATATTAATTCTGTACTTCTAATTCAGGTAATTCATCTACATTGAATAATGCTACAGGATATGTATTAAATCCGCTTTTCATAGTAAAACCGGTCTCGTATATCAAACCAGCTTCCATTAAAGCTTCATAAATTCCTGGCAGGTTATTGGTATCCAGACAAGCCATTCCATATGGTAAATCATCAACATTAACCGTCAAAATATCAAAACTTTCCTGTGTTTCGGAAATCACTGCTGAAATAGCCAAGTTTCCATTATTGATATAAGATGTTTTATATATCTCCAGCACATATTGATTTCCAAGAAATGTATAAGTAAATTTGTTATTCATTATATTTTCCTTTCTAGCAATTTTCTGTTATTACTCTATTGCGTATCTCCACAATCAAGGCAGATTTCATCATTTTTTTAGATAAAAACTTATTTTCCATAATTTTTCTCCTGTGATATTATCTGCCGTATTGCTTCATAATTTTTACAAAATAGTTATCTTTTTGTTCAATAGCTGAATCGTACACTTGTTTCAACCTCAATCGCAGCATCTGTTCCATACTGCTCGATCAAAAAATCTCTGGCTTTTTCTAATGATTCATGCTCTTGGAAATAGCCATCAGAATTGTTTGTAAAAAAGGATGTTCCTGTGTAGTTGATAACAATTCTTAGAATTGCCCTATTAAGAATACATGTCTTTCCACAGTTTGTGCAAGTAAAAGTTTTTTCTCCTTCATCAGTTGTTGTTGGTTCTTTTGTCACTGTTTTATTATTCCAAGTATGACCATAAGTTGTTGTAGCTCCATCAGACTCGTAGATTGCTGTATGAGTATCTTTTTTCTTGTTTACCATTTTGTTTTTCCTTTTTAGTAAATTGTTTATTATTGGTTTCTAACTGGGATATGATTACTCCTTTCTTTTTACTCCCATCATCTTTAAAATCGTTACATATAAAGTATGAAAGAGTTGGCAAAAAATAAAAAAGACTGTTCATTGACAGTCTTTTAAATAATATAGTTGTCTATCAGATTAGGCAGAGCACTACGTCCATGGCAACTGTGTACTGCATGAAGTGAAGGCTTCATCCAGAAGAGTGTAGAGACTTTACGTTCCTTTTTCAATATACAATCTTATTTTTTTCACCTTAATTCCTTATGATTTCACTTTGGTGAACCCTCCCCGCCCAAACGCAAGCGTTATAGACGAGGCTTCCCATCGCATCAGTCCAAAGATGTCACAAATCAAGAGATAAAGCGAAGGTCTTAAAAGAAATATTCATATCATGTACTACCCGAAGAAACTTATATCCAAATCCATAAATATGACAATACCTTTCCCAATTTGTTTCATTTTTCTTCATCTTTTCCAACTGAATATTCACAACAGCTTCCCATTTATTTTCATAAAAATCCTTAACACTTTCCGTTTTAAAACTAGAAACATTATAACATTTATGGATAAACGACTTGGGTTTTTCTAGCAGCCAGCATTCTCCAGAATATATCGCATCGGGAACATATTCTTGTACTTCCCATGGAAACATATACTTTGTACTTTGGAATTCATACACATGCAAAACAGGATCAAACCCATGACTAACTATTCTTTGCAGTACCTCTCCTGCACATGGAGATGCATTTAATGCATGTATCACATCATCCTGCAAACTTCCTTTTGACAGAATGCAACAGATGCGTTTCTTGATTGCATCTTCATCTTTTGCTCTGTTTGAAGGAATTCTTGGCTCGAAGTCTGAAACAGGATCAAAGCTCACATGGATAAATTTTTGTTTTCTCATTTTGCTCACTGCATGGTTTTCTTGACCGGGGCAAAATCTTCTTTTTGCACCTCAATTTTTAAAAGCCGCTCCCACTTAATGAAGCGAAATTCTACTTTTGATTCTGAACCATTTTCCTGATCAATTAAAACTCTATCGTTTACCGCCATGATAACAGGCTTACCTTCAGCCAGTTTCAGAAACTGTTGCTGCAGATTGATTGGGGCTACGATTGCAATAATATCGCATTCATCAATCTCATCTTTCAGTTCATATGCAGAATTGATTGTTTTATTAATTTGCATAATCTCAACATCCCCAAGCGCAAGTTTCTGCTCCGGTGTCATTTTATGTCTGGAAAACCATAATATTTTTTTCATTTTAAATCCTCCTATAATTTAAATATTTTCTACAACCAGTTATGAGACGACCACTATATTCTATCCTCCTTTCCATCAATAAATCATCTCGTATGTTTAGTATGAAATATTCAGAGCAAAACAAAAAGCCGTCATACTGACGACTTTCTGCAAATGTATCATTTTCTTTCATGCAATATCTAATAATTCTTTTACCATCTTTTTATAAACAGTATTAGATTTAATTGCTACTCTGAGACGGCTCCCGTCAGGGCGAATTTCTACAACAAAAAATGATAGTAAATTCATGTGTTCTCCTTTTCTTAATATAAAATCTTCTGTTTTTCCATATTGCACCATACGCCGCCTCTAAGAGACAGCGTATGATGTTTTCTAATGACAATTCATGTTATTTCTCGTAATCTCCATGATATTCTGGATTAACTTCATCCTCATATACATTGATAATCTCACCGTTTTCTAACTCGATTTCATACATACAGTTAATTTCGTATCGGCAGTTACCGGATTCATCTTTGTCAGTTTTATCAACAAGCTCCCGGTCATAATCCTTTTCATTAAGTTCCCGGATTATTTTTTTCACTTTTAATCCAGAAAAAGCCTTTAGGTCATCAGACTTGCTTCGAAATACATTGCCGACCAATTTATTCATGTATTCTGAATTAGCCCATTTGATTCGTTCATTTGTGCAATCACAATCTTCTTTGACATAAAATATGCAGTTTACGCAACTAATTTGATTACATGCACATATTTTATTATTTTGCCCGTCTACAGCGAAGTTCTCAGTAGCTCATGCAATTTCTACAAGTTTTTTACATATTTTCCTTGTTTAACATATTTCTTACCTACCTTTCAAATTATCCTGTTTTCTCTTACATCGCTATACTATCAACTTTCATGATCAGTCTATCGTATTCTTCCCTTAAGTTATTAATAGCTTTATTAACAGAAAAATACGAGGATTGAAACAGCCAGTTTTTGTCTTTTACATAGTTTTCAAACTGTCTTATATAATCGCCAAAAGATTTCATGTTATTTACTTCAACATCTGTTATACTGGTTATCCCAAAATCTGAGATCATCTGTTTTTTCACTTCATCATATTTGTTACTTACTAAGAGAAAATCCCGTAATGCATTTTCATTATTTTTGATATATTCTCGCAGATTTTTCATCACTCCCGTTTCAGTTCTTGCTGGCTGGACAGATAAGGGGATACGAATATAAGGCAACTGAATCGCAACTCTCCACTTCCCAAATTCCAGTGAAGCAATAAATTTAATCTCATTCGCAATATCTTTAAATTTCAAAAACTTAAGGTAAGCTGGAGTATCCGAACGATGCCATACATCCATCGTATGATTGTCACTTAAATCCATATAACTGTACCTTTTTACAGGAAAAACAATATCCACCGCTTTTATTCCAGCATCTAACTGTTTTTGCAGGTAACGATATACTGAAAACTCCTTTGAATACTCATGTCTGAGCTTTTTATCAGAATATAACAATGAATCATTGATCAAATGTTCATTATCACATAAATATACCCACTCTGTAGCAGTCTCTCTGGTTATCGTGATAAATAATTTGCCATAGTTATATACCTTAAGAAGATTCCCTTTTAATACATATCCATATTCCTGTACATGTGCATCTTTTTCTGATTTCTTCGTAATACGATACCATTCCGGACAAATATATTGATCTAAATCTTCTCTTTGTTTCTCATCCATTTCCTGTCGCAGTTTTTTCATGTACGCTTTTTCTTCACCTTTGGCAAAAGCTTCGATGATACAACGTCCAATACCGGATAAATACGCATCTGACTTGATCTTTGCACCGTAAATCTTTTTTCCTTTTTCTTCTACAAAATATCCTCTTGTCATTTTTTCTCCACCTTACTGATAATTTCTGAGTCTTTTTTACATTTATTTGTTAAACAAAAATTTCCCTACGCTTTTGTATAGACTTTTTTGAACAAAAACATTATTCTTTCATCCATTCTGCCAGTGTATCACTGCATCTAAAATCCCCGACAATGCGCTTATAAATCCGAACCCAGTCGGAATTTTTAAATGCGTCCGGAATATTATTGTCCTCAAGATACGCATTGAAAGATTGAATATCAGTAGCAGATAAAACTCCTTTTATACCGCTGCGGCATTTGACGATATTTTGCAAACAAAAGTCATCAATATGTCCATATTGACAAAGATCTCGCGCCATCATCATATCGCTGTATAGCTGCATAATATTTTCTTTATTCTTTTGCTCTTCAGTCTGTCTGTATAAAGCATTACATATGCCTACAAGATCATCCTTACTTAACCTTACAAGAACTTCACCTTTTTCTTTTGATATATTTTCTATATTCATTCTTATTTCTCCTTTTCTTCTGTGATAGTAACTTCCACGATTTGTTTTAATCCACAGTCGCTATAAAAATAACGACTGACATGTCGTATTTATGGCGACATGACTTAACCTCTTGTCAGTAGGGGATACCGTTTCCTCCGCCGTCACTGCCGTTAGTTAATTACTCAATTCATCTCACTGCCTAAGAGGCAGGAGAATCCTTGCTTTTTATAAAATCCTTTTACCTTTCATATATAGTATGTCAGGAATTTGGCTGGTTCGATTTTTCTGTATAAGTATTTCTAATTTCTTACCGGTCGGTCGGATTTTATGAAAAGATTTTCTGTTAAACTTTCCTTTTTCTTATATAATCCCTTCTTCCTTGATTGATTCGAGATATTGACATGAAATATTTTCCCTCCTTTTCGTCAATAAATTATCTCAAAAATAGAATGTCAGACTGTGGAACATAATAAAAAATACCCCTATGCTTTTGCATAGAGGTATTTTCAAATGATCTCAAGATATCTACTATTATTTTTTTATGATACGATATGCAGTTTCCAGATATGAACAACCAGTTTCTGTGCCCCTGCGCAGCGGGGCACGATTGTAAGATTGTGCTACGCTGAGATTACACAAGCCAGGGAGAAGCGATACGCCCAGATCGCATCGTAGTGGCCAACGGTGCCACTAGCACCCACATACCAAGTGTTACCAGCGGGGCCACGATTCGCGCTACGCGTCCAGTGCCAGTCTGTTTCTCCTTTTTTGTTCGCTTTCACGCAATCACGCTCGGTTTTAACAAATTCATAATAGCCGTCTTCCAGTTCTTCTTTTGACAGCAAGAAGAAGATATCTTCTGTATCTGCTCTGTCGCCGTTTCTTTTGTAAACCGGGCTAAGTAATTCTCTAAATCCTGGCTCAAAGTGCTCAACGAATGCATCGCTGTTGATATGCTTGCGAAGGCTTGAGTTTTCCCATCTATTGCTGCCCTCTTCGTCAAATGCCATTTCATCAAAGAGCAAATCGCGCATCCATAGCGTCATGCTGTGCTTGCTATCTTTGTCTACAAGCTTCTCGCTGTCGTATCCGATGATGTCAAAGATAACTGTTCCTATTTCTTCTACTTCGACAGAGATGCTTCCAACTCCACCAAAAAGTTCTCTTGCTGTTCCGTTTGAAAGAGCTTTTTTGATTTCTGTAAATGTAGTTTCTCTTTCCAAAGTTGTTATAATTTTCATTTCTTAACTCCTTTTTGTGTTCTATTAATAGATTTCTTTTATTTTTTTATAATAATTTCTTTTTTTATTGCTAATTCTTTTTCCTGCATTTTTATCTCCTTTTATCATTAATATTTTCTACTTCCTATACAGTTTTCGGATACTTCGATATCCACCTTTACTTTCTTAATTGCGTCGTTTATCGTTAACCCTCTGGCACACCACCGCAGGCACATCATCTGGTATTTGGCATCAATAAAGTTATCGCAGATCAAATGCCATACATCGTCTGGATATTCTCTTTCATTCATGATATATTCCTTTTTCTTCCTAGACCAGAAATTCTATCCGTCCGTGCGAAGATCAATATAATCCCGGAATATTACATGATATCCTTTCATTTTTTGTTTTGTTTTAATCCGCTGTCAGTCATTTCCTCCATTTTCCTATATTTTGCAGCCATATAAGCGATATCTTTTTCATCAAATACACTTGTATTTATCGCAAAATTCAAAGAAACGATCGCATCTAAAAGCCGGCTTTTTGCTTCTCTCGTTTTAAGGTAGCCGTTTGCTTGTGCCATTTGCAGTGCTGCAATGGATACCTCGCTCGCATCCATCGCAATTTTCATTAATCTACATTCCTTGTCTGTCATCATCTTATTCCCCTCCTACACATAAAAGCGTATCTGTTGGTATATCTAATACTTTTGCGATAGTTGTTTTAATCCACAGCCGGTATCCTTTATGCAGAGGCTGAATGCCGGTATTTCTTCCAGCAGGGATTAACTTCATGTCAGTGGGGGATACCGTTTCTCCGCCACCACTGACGTTACACGAATTTTGTAATTCATCCCACAGCCTAAAGAAGCAGGGGAATTCTTGTTTTTTTATAAAGTCTGTCCTCCTTTCTTATATAGTATGACAGAAATCTCGCTTATTCGATTTTTCTGTAGAAATATTTTTTATCTAATCTCTTGAGAAGATCGGACAGATTTTATAAAAGATTTTTTGTTAAAAAAGCTCCTATTGTCGGCAGCATTCTTCCATCTATATATTGATATATCGTTGATACAGAAATACCGGTCTGAAGAGCCAGTTCTTTTTCTTTCATATTCCTTTTAATCATTACCTGTTTTAATTTTTGCGGGAATATATCTACACTCGTATTCGTTTTTCTTTTAGGCTCATTTGTTAAGTTAAACAAATAATCTGTTGATACATCCAGTGCTGTTGCAATGCTTACGGCAGCATTGAGACGAAGAGAATGCTTGCCATGTAAAAAATTACTGATCGTCTGTCTCGTTACACCGGTTTCATCCGCTAATTTTGTTTGAGACATATTCTTTTCTCTAAGACATTCAAATACCCTTACTCTCATACCCATCTTTTTTCTCCTACTCAACCTCTCGCGTTTCTGCAATCAGAGCATCTAAATCCTCTAAAGAGTGCTTCTGTACATACTCTTCCGTTTTCTTTCCATATTTTCGATAAAGTCTCTCTACTCCATCATCCGGAAATGTACAAAAATGGAAATACTTTTTGATATTTTCTATTTCTATCTGTTCTTCTGCTGAGAAAGGACTGATATTAAAACGGAGTTTTAACAGATCGGTTCCATTCATAACTGTTAAATATTCTACCTTTTGATGTCCATATGGTGGAAATGCAGAATTATAATCACCTACAAATCCTTTCCAGAGACAATGTTCATTTCCACTAAAAGAATGCTGGTTATAGTGTTCAATCCCGACAATCTCTACTTTTGTATTTCCACCAGTGCAATATAAGAGGTCTTTTACTGTTAGTGCTTTATGCTCATCTTTTCCCATATCATCTATTTTATCAGGCTTTGCATAGATGAGTCTTCCTGTTAATACTTCCCACTTATTATTTTCTGCGTTATACAGATATTTCAAATGGGAATGATCTTCATCAACATAAGCCAGCTCACCTTCTTTTATATAGGGAAGGATTGTATTAAGGATATCCAACAGATCCGACTCACTCCAATACGATGTTTTTTCATGTAAATACAAAGTAGTATCATTTACAATCTCATATGTTAAATTCATATCCTTGCTCGATACTTGCCTTGAAATCAGACTTTCCACTTCATTTACCATATCTTTTTCTTTAACAGTTACCGTTCCTTCTACATTAACAATAGTTCCCATTTCATTTCCTCCTCGTTTGTCATTCTGCTTCTGTTCTGTCTCCATAAAGCGTGTATATTTTTCTTCTACAAATCTTATGTTTGGCTAAATCGTACACATGAGGATTTGCGATAGATAGATATACTTCAGCCAATTGCTTACATTGCTCTAGCGTTTTTTGACATTGCCCCACAGGACTATATTCTTCTTTTTCCTTATTCCAGATAAGAAGCTGATATTCGTCAGTTACGTTGTCTATATCTGAGTTTTCCAGATCATGACATTCATCCAGGATAATACCAGAGTCATGCAGCCATGCAAACTCTGAGACCACTTTATCGATAGTAGTCTCCTCACCCTCTTTAACTTCATTTAATACATCCTCATCAACGGAGAGTATTGCTATAACTTTCATTTTTTCCTTCTTTCTTTATTTTGTTTTTTTTCAGAGATAATCTTGATCTTTAAACCTCCTTCTCATCATTTTTTTATCTCGGTAGTAGAATGATGTTTTTGTTGACAACATAAAAAAAACTCCATATCAAAATGATATGGAGTCTTAAAATATAGAGCTATTTCGTGGCAATATTAACTTTATTATTTTTTTCTAAGAAAATGGCGTGATAACACCACGGGCAACCGGAGTTGACCGCGGCTTCTTTACAGATTTACGAGGCAATACTACACCTCGCTGGAGTAACACGTACCCCTCTACCCCTTGTTACAGGGATTACTTTTAAAAATCAAGCGGCTTTCTGCTTTCCTGTCCATACAAATGTTGATCTGCCCCAGAGTTTTCGGTAAATAAGGCGGATACCTTGTCTGTATCTATGGTTTACCCGGCTTCCCAGCCCTGGTTCATGGCTCTTTTGATTATACTTTTCTTTACAGACGCTCTTGGCTCCTGCGTAGATATCGGTATATATCCTGTCCATCAAAAGCATAAGGATATTTCTTCCGGAGGATGTTCCCTGCTCCATTGATATCGGCATTGATGATACATCCTCTGTTTGTTTTGTATAAGCCTCGATGGACTCTCTTGCCAGAGAAGGTATATGCCTGCGTGTTACCTTTCCTGTATGTAGGGATCGCATCCAGATCGAGCAGGCTTGCTTTTGAAGTATAGCTCTCTTCCCTGTCTGCCACAGGGATTCCTGCTTTGGCGGCCGTATTTCACAAGATCTTGATAAACTGGCAGAACGGGATAGAGACAAAGTTCTGGTTGTTCTGCTTTCCGATACGGATGTTTTGTTTCTGGTCTTCATTATGCCCGATAACGATGACATCTACCTGATGTTTCTTTGCATAGCGCACAAGATACCAGGCTATCTTATAGAAGAAATCCCGCAGGAAAGTATCTCTTTTCCGGCTGAGTGCCTGAAGTCTTTTTGTTTCCTTTCTGGAGTGGGTACTGTCACTGCCTTTTGTAACTTCAGATAACAGTTTTGCCCGCTGTTTGTTAAACTTCTGGTTCATGGATTTTAATGCCCCGCCTTTGATCAAGAACGGCATGTCCCCAAAGTTATTTGCTACGGCAGCGAGATTATCCACACCAACGTCGATACCAAGGATGCGCTTGGACTGTTTTGGTACTTCCGGCAGAACGATCTCCTCTTTAAAGGTAACAAGGATCGTATATCCACCATACTGTGGTTTTACTTCTGTCTTTGCATACGTCATATCGGCATACAGGGACTCTTTCCCTATCCGTACCGGCTGTTTATGGTTCACAAACTTAAGATATGCATGGCCATCCTGGCAGGAAAATACTGCAGTCTGGCTGGTATATGCCGCTGTCATCTTCGCAGCATGCTTATAACCCGGTATCCTTGGCCGGGCTTTATATTTTTCTGGATGGACAGCATAATCCCTGACCGCTTTAAAATAAGACTTCCAGCCCTTAACCGCTTTCTTGATCGCATTCTGGTTCACATGGCTGTTCATCCGCCGGTAAGTTGGATTATCTGTATGTTTAAAGATGGCATCCAATACCCCATAAGACAGAAACCATTTTTCCTTTGTTGGATAAGGGAATACCTTACACTTTAAGTCTGCGGCAAGTTTATCTCCCTTCTCGGTATGCATATCCTGGTATTTTTTCAGCTTCTTCTCATAGTTTTCCCGTGCATGGAGATTTGCTTTCTGGATACCGGTAAAAACATAGTGAAGTACCTCTGTCTCACAGGCAGTCCGTTCTTCTGGAGATTTCCGTATCCCCGTTATCGTATTCCGGATATAGAAGTTAGCTACGTTATACATACATTTGGCGGCTGTGGTATTTTCTGCGAAATAGTCGCATAACACAGCATCTTTCGTTGGTTGTATGTTTATCTTCCATGTACGCATAACACACTCTCTCCTTTCCATAAGATAACGGATATCCAAAAACATCTCTCATAGATAGTATGTCATAATTGGCAGCAGATCTATTTTTCTGTATAAGAAAAACGCATTCATCCGCAGGCAACTAAAGTTGACTGCGGTTTTCTGCTGTTACATGATAATTTCTATTTTCCCCATTAAAAACACAACGTTTTCTTTAATTGGATTATTACGGAATGAACCCATTACAGTATTGTTTAAAGTGCTTAATACAAGAACCGAAATAAAAGACCAAGGACGCATCCCCGCCTAAATCAGAGATTATAGACGAGGTGTGCGCTTATTGGCAACAAAAGTAATTTCATCACACTTTTCTGACTATCGCTTATATCCCTTTTCTTCCTCAAATTCTTTTACCCATTTTTTAGCATCTTTTACATTCGCATTAGGGAGAACCTTTTCGATATATTCATTAATACTCAATCTTTTCTGATTGAGAGTGATCTGCAGTTCACTTTCTTCTGTAAAGCTGCCAGGCTGTAGATGCTCCATAAAAATGGCGACAGAAGCTTCTTGGGTATCACTCAAATCACTTATAGCGTTGAATAATTTTACGACTTTGCGACAAATTGAAGATTGATTTTCTTTTGTAACAGGAATATTTCTTTGTTCACACCCTCTTGTACAAATATAATCTAAAAAAACCTTATTAACAGCCCTTAATGCCTTTTCCCGATATTCCTCATTTAGTTCGCAAAATGTAGTTACCAAGTCTTTTACCTGTTTCGGATCTACTGTCATGCTCATTTCTCCTTTTTTTATACAGTATACCATATTTTAAGATTTCCTATTTTATATATTATTTATGTTATGTGCTTTATTTCTCCAAATGAAACTGCTGTTTTAACTTTAATGTCCAATCATTTCTTTAGTAATTTCTTTATATTTGGCTTTATAACCATACTCCCATTTTGAATTTAAAATTGTAAGAACAGAATTTTCTACATTATTAGAAAATCCAATTAAACAGTTTTCGTATTTATACTTCCTACCTTTATCAAAATCATAAGGATTTGCAATCTTTACCGTTTTAATTTCTTTTAGTTTTTTAACACATGCATTATGATAATATGGTAATTTCACTAAATAATATTTTCTATTTCTTCGATCCATTATTAACCTTTCTCAAATGTGTTCAAACATATTTTTGTTTATACACGCTTGACACTTTCTCCCTACAACATCTTTCTGTCCATATTTACATTCAGTACAATTAGCCAGCTCAAAATATTCTCGCTCCCATTGAAGAACATTATGGACAAATTTATTTTTCACGGAGGTACTTTTCTTATGTTTACGAGTTATGCCTGGCTTTAGCAAATATAAAATAAACATTCCACCCTCTTATTTATAGTATGACAGATTAGAAAAATAACTTTTTTATAAAAAAAAGCTGGATAAACCAACTCTTTTATCTACAATTTTCTCCCATTCCTACAAATATTAAAGGTAAGTTCACATTTTCTATAATTTAGTAAAATTTTTCTTACTATTAGCATGACAGAATATAGAAAATTTTTTGTCCTGCATAATAAATATCAATTATATATACACGATGGAATATTCCATTTTTATCCCACAAAAAAAGCCCATATCCTTTCCGATATGAGCCTTTTAAAGTCATCGTTTGATATTTTCACGCAAATACTTTTTTCTTAGTGAACATATTATTTTTTCTCCAATCTTCTGTTGTTTTAATTCCAGTCAATAAATTGTTCGATCTCTTCTTTTTTAATTCCTATTCCATCTAAGAGAAAATCCAAAGTATTAACTGAATCTTCTTTATCCATTGATTGCATCCATACCCAATCAATAATATTGTAGATTATTTTCCTGCCATTATTATCGATTGTAAAATTTTCTAAAATATATTCCCAAAATTTCTTTTTCATAATACATTCTTTTCCCAATTTTCTTCCACATTCGGGACAATACTTAATAGGGATGTAAATAGCACCAACACCTTCGCCATTAAAATAACCAGGACAAGTGAGAATTAATTCTGGTGTAGCTGTTTGGTAATCGTGAATCACACCATCCCATTTATCATTTTCCAAAACATTTCCATTCAAATTACTGCTGAATGGCATATTGTTATGATACGGTAATTTGGGTTGTTCCCATCCAAATTTTACGTCCGTTCTTCTTTCGCAATACATACACATATTTATTCCTCCAATCTTCAAATAAAACTCTTGTTTCATTGCTACAATTCTATTATTGTTGGAATCAAAGCATTAAAATTTCCATACATTTTTCTTTTACCAGATATAACTTCCTGTGAAATTGTAAAATCTCCATTTGTTTTCTCTGGATAATTTGGTTTATAATCCGCATAATACATATCTCTTGTTTGCGAAAAATAAATATTTTCCATATCCAAAATACCTAATTCTTTGCATTTGTCTACCACAAAATTCTTAAATTCTTTCATAATATTTTCCTCCAATCTAAAACTTTATTTCATTAATAATTCTTTCTTACATGTTTGATTTTGTTTTTAATTACTCTTAAAAATCCACCATCAATTTTTAGATTTTCACAATTTGAAGAATCTTTTTCCAACCAATATTCCATCTGTGCGCTCCATAAATCACGTTTACATGAGTCTGGTATATCAATTATAATGTTTCCGTTTTTATCAATAGTTACATTCATTTCGTCCTGTAAAGCTATAGTTAATTTCATATTTATTTTCTCCAATCTTCAATTTGAAATATCTCTTTCATCTGTTATTTCTCTGTTAGTTCTTCCAATTCGTCTTTATCTGCAACAAATTGATTTTTAAAAATTCTTCCATTACATTGTGGAAAATTATCTACAGATATTTTTACTCTGTCTAATGTTTCTAATCCGATCACTGTGACAATTTTCCCAAAATACACATGATTTATTTCCTGTTGCCCTGTTGCTCTAAAACAATCTCCGCAATACTCCCAAATACCTTTATCAACTTTCTTAAATGTTGTGGTGAGAAAATTTTCTCCTGCATTATTTAATTTTCGGATGTGACAATTAGTCACATCTGAATTTGTCAGCTTAATTACTTAACTTTTGTTCATTCGTGTAATCGCTTTTCGGACACCATTAGTACTAATTTCCAAGCATTTTCCAACATCCCTCGGATTAAAGATTATCTGTTCATTTAACTCAAATACCTCCACTTCATTTCCCTCAAAGATTCTTACATTATCCATTTTCATTCATTTCCTTTCTAATAAATTTCAACCAAACAATGACGTTATTTCTCCAGTCGTCAATCGAATAGTCTTATTAGAAGAATGAATGTTTGAGAGTAAAGATAAAATAAAAATTTTTGAGGTACAAATAAACATCAATTATATATACACGATGGAATATTTATTTTTTGACACAAAAAAAGCCGGATAAACCGACCTCTTTAAAGTTACTAAGTGAGAAAGCATTAAATGTCCTTACCGTTTTCTTTCCTTTAAACTTATCCAATTCATAGGCTGCAATATTAAATCCGACAAAGCCTCCATTCATGACCAGCCAGTCAATATGATGCATTTTAATATAGTCCGCTACCAATGTTAAGGCTCCGCCAACAAATACATATTTAGCGATTGCTGGCATTTTCTTTACTACACTTACCCCTATTTTTTCCCAGGGATGCTTTTCTCTCCAATCCTTCTTTAGATACCGGATAAGGATCTGGTACAACACATTTTAACACACCTTTGTTATGCAAATAATGTGCTGCTACTATATCATCTCCTTTCCCATTATATCCATATTGCTTCAGTAAATACCCAGATATTATCCTTTCTATTTCCACTTTTTTCATCAAAAATTTAGGCGAAGGATACCCCGGGTTCTTAAGCCGGGGAGGAATCCACCACCGTCTTCAGACAATCCTCCTTTCTATTAGATAATTCTTCCTTGTATCAGCAAAAGTAAGTTTCTTTACACTGATACTGCCTTTCCTTACTTTCTCTCCGGATAGTGTCCGGATGTCAAAAAATCCAGTTTTTCGTCTTCCGAAAATAAAGTATTCCCGGCCCTGGTAGCTGACTTTATCAAATAACCGGTAACCTTTTACAAGGTACTCTGCCTGATTGGATTTTCGTATACCGCCTTTCAGGATCGTCTGTTTATGTATCTGCCGGTTATGGCAGCGGACTTTCTTCTGATAATAGTAAGTCCCATCCGAGACGGCATCTGGATTCCCGCTGATACATCTTGCATCAATATAATGTTCTTTCAGTAAGCCATGCTCGATACGGGTATTCTTTGTCAGATACCCATAAGTCATCGATACTGGGATAGCCGGTTCGTACTGTTCTTTCAATGCATTGTAAAAAGCCCAGCGCATGATACCCATAAAGGCGGCATCTTTAAATTGCATGCCACGCTTGATATTCTTTGGCAGTATAACGGTGCCATTATGATATCCTTTATGGCAGGTCTCGCATAGCGTGATCAGATTATTCGGGGCATTGCCTCCTGTCTTACGGCTTTCGATATGGTGGACATTTAATATCTTATCTTTGGATCTTCCCTTACAGCACTGGCAGGTATGTCCATCCCGGAAGAATACATACTCCCGGACATTCCAGAAATCCATCTGCTCTCCCTACTGGTACTCTGTCCCTTGAATATCTGGGTTCTTAATCTTCTGGATATCAAAGGATGCCGTTTCCACAATAATCTGATTGATTGGAAGAATCTTGCAGACATTTGCCACAACCGTAAGATGCGATCCTATCTTCTGCTGGATAGACGGTGCAAGCCATCCTTCCTTCCGTTTTCGGTTATCGAATCTTGCCGGGCGGTATCTTGTTTTCCTGCTCCGCCTGCTCCGGCGCAGCTGTCTTCTTGTTGCATACCTCTGGGATGACTGGTCCACTTGGCCAAGCCTCAAAATCATCCTCAAAAGCCTTCAGTCCAATTTCCAAAAACTCCTTCTGAATATAGTACAGAATTTCCTGTAATTGGAGATTGGAAATTGCATGTTTTTCAATGGTACATTTATTTATGATATATTTTGCAATATCAGTTGCTTGGTAAGTCATACACTTTTTCCTTTCATTTTTTGTTTTAATCCACAGTCGGTAAGTTTAACGGAGCCTGAATATCGGGAAAATCCGACTGTTGCTTAAGTCTCTTGTCAGTGGGGGATACCAATCTCTCTCCGCCCGCCACTGACGCTTAATGAATTTTAGATAATTCCTCCCCTACCTACTGATGTCGAGGAAGGGGAATCCTTATACTATTTTGTTGAATGTAACTAATATTTTTTCCAGATACAATTGCCCAGTTTTTTCCACCTTTATCCATTTTTTCACTTAACATTCTGCTCCTTTTAACCGATAATTTTCCCAATAAGAATTCCCAACCCCAACAACACGCAAATTCCAACAGCAACTCCTTTTTCTTCCACGTTAATTCTGGTTTCGTTCTGTTTCATCCATCTTTTTCTTCCCATATACTATATCAATAAGACCTACTTAACATACTGAAAAGACTGCGGAGCTCTACTTATCCCATAATCTTTCAATTCTTTTGGCATTTCATATTCAGTGATATTTTTTAATTTATAAGCGACTGCCTGGTTTCTGCCTGCGTAATATCGATCAAAGAATCTCTTATCAATTCCTGCTTTTTCCTTTGTTCTTTCCCAGATGATTTCTGGAGTATCGACAAGAATATCCTCAATTTCAGCTTCTCCCGTCACTTTCATAACGGGAGACGTAGAGTAGATTAATATCCTATCCACAGGTTTTTTACATATTCTTTTTCTGAATTCATATCGTTTTGTTCCATTAAATATATTTTTTACATAATCCGGATGAATTGGTAGTAGTATTGTATACATCATTTTCACCTCATTCCATATTTTGCTTGACTAATAAGCGATGAATCCCTGCTATTTTTTCACTGTTCCACTACAACATAAACCGTTTTTGAACAATCGCAAATATTTTCATAAAACTTTATAAATTTTTTCGACCGAAATGGGTCTTTTGCATGATTATTGTTTAACCCAAGAGCATTATATATCGCAAAACAATGATGTACTGCTTTTGCTCTGGCAACTACTTGATTTTGTGTGTTTTCTTCTTTCTGATAATCTACTTTGTAGATGGATATTGCTTTGCATTTTTTATTATCATCATACCAGATTGCGACATCCGATGCACATCCTTCAGCCGGCAAACAGACATCCAGAAATATATTTGGTTCATTAATGGCAATGATGCCATATTCAGATTGTTCCAGTAGTTCAATTATTTCATTTGTCATTTTTGTTTCCTTTCTACTTCTCCTATTTTTACTTATTATTAGTATGATTGTTTTGGAATTTTTTAATTTTTCTGTGGAAATAGGAATGTTCGGATACCAAGGTGTGAATCCTTAGATATTCAATGACTAGGTAATTTATTTTAGTCAGTATACTGACTTGTTTTATGAGGGATTAAAAGGGAAATTTATCGATTTTGCGGATAAGAATGGATGAAAAAATGGACTATAAATGGGGTCAGATGTATCTCATAGCAGGTAAATGAGGGGTTCATGGTAGATTCAACATTCCGTTGCCTGCTGCTGAATGCTTCCTAAAAATTTTTTTCACAGAAAAAGGACTGTATTAATTAATATATTACACTTTCCATGGAAAAAAAATTTTTAGTCAGTATACTGAAATACACTCTCCCGCGGCAACCATGTTTTTAGTCAGATTACTGGATAAAAATATTTTTCTCCAAATTGTAGAGGATTGTATTGATGATGGTCAAGGTGTTCAGGTATATTCTGGAAGGTTTCCCGATACGGAAAACCATAGCTTAGATAGGTATTTGGTGCAAAATCGATATGTTTTTATAGGAATATGATAGGAATTCTATAAGGTCCAATATATATCCTCTAAAGAGGGTAGGTTTCCAAATACCTTCACTTTTATTTATTTTTAGTCAGATATCCGGGGTTAAAATACATAATCTTTCATACTAAGAATAAAGAGATAAGGAGTAGTCGCAGATTATGATAAATTATTTAATTGATTCGGAAAATATTGGAACAAAATGGATATCATATTTAGACGAAAATATAGAGGAACTAGATAAAGCATTTTTGTTTTACACCGATGCAAGTAAATCCATTTCTTGTAAAGAACTCAGTGTATTATTCAGTTTTATCCATCAACTCGAAACAATACATTGTCAAAATGGTACAGCAAATGCCCTCGATTTTCAATTAGTCTCCTATTTAGGATATTTAATACGAATGGATACAAAATCAACTTATTGTATTTTATCAAAAGACAAGGGGTATGATGCAGTAGTTCATTTTTGGAAAGAAAAGGGAATTCATATTTATCGGTGTGAAAAATTTATAGAAGAATTAGAATTAAAACAGATTCAGGATGTTTCAAAACTTAAGGAGAATTTTCCTGCTACTAATCTTGATTTTGTCAAAAATATTTTACCTGTACCAGTTCCTGCCAAAAAGAAAAATCTTCTCCCTCCTTTGGGAAGTCTACTGTCGTTAAAGAAAAATAACCCTACATTAAAAAGGATAACAGAAATCGTCCAATGTACAGCATCTTCTAACGAAGTAAAAGCACTCTTTCACTCTTCTTTTGGAAAGAAACAGGGGACAAAATATTATCAGAAAATAGAAAAACACTTGAGAAAATATTATAATGAAGTTTAATTAACTATGTTAATTACAATGATAGGATATTTTATAAATTAACATCATCGGAAGTTGTGGAAGCTTCACCGGACCGTAACTGGAAGGCTTCCTCTGTACATTTGTTGCTTAACAGCTTATTAAATAAAGGCGTGATTGAAGTAAGAGGTTTTAAAAGAACGGCAAAGAATTATGCCAGAACTTTTCAACCATATTTTTCAAAAACAGAATCAACCTACATTATATTATCATAGAAAAAAGAACCCATACCTTCCGGTATGAGTCCTTCAAAAGAATCCGATTCTTTTCTATATTTATTTAATCTTCAGCCTCTTGAAAATCTTCACATAAGCCTTCTTCATTTTCTTCGACACCTTGATAACCATCTTTTTATTTGTTCCCTTAAACGCTTTCTTATTCGCTGTTTTCTTCGTCAGTAGCACAGATTTGATGTTTACCATCTTCAAACTTCTGCATTTAAAGAACGCATTGTTGCTGACCTTCTTTATGTTCGCTCCGATCGTTACTTTCGTAAGCTTCTTGCTGCAGTTGAAAGCCTTTACTCCGATCGATGTTACTTTATAGGTAGATTTTCTTGTTACCTTACCTTTACCCCATGTGTGTCCAAGTGCATCCGTTTCTTTCTTTTCATCCCCACAGTTCTTGCAGACAGAGGTGTATAACCGTCTTCCGTACAAGTCGCATCCTTATGGTCTTTTACTTCATAATCATGTCCTGTGGCTTCGATATCGGCTGTCTATGTTGCTTTACATACCTTACAGGTATAAGTGCGGATACCTTTTTTGGTGCAGGTAGGTTTTGTTGTTACCTGTCCACATCCCAGTTATGTCCGGTAGCTGCAATTGGCTCTGTTCTTGTCGCGCCACAGGCTGTACAGGTGTAAGTTGTCACTCCAGCTTCCGTACAGGTCGCTTTCGTCGTTGTCTTACCTGTATCCCATGTATGCCATGTATGCCCTGTAGCGGCAATGTCTTCGGTCTTTGTATAGTTACAGTCTGCTTCTTTACAATGATAGGTCTTAACACCGGTATCCTCGTAGGATGACTTCTTTGTGACCTCTCCCTCATCCAGTGTATGGGTATGGCTCTTTCCACATCCCTCTCTCTGGCAGGTGGCTGTTCCATTGCCATTTTCCATTCATATATAGTATATCAGAAATCTCGTGTATTCGATTTTTCTGTATAAATATTTTTTTATCTAACTTCTTTAGAGTGTTGGACAGGTCTTATAAAAAAGTTCCACAGAAAAATCGAGAGATTTCAAATTCTGACATACTATATATAAGAAAGTTGGTGCGAATCGGAAGCAACGCAAGAATCCCGGGAGATTCGCACTACAAAAACAAAAAATATTGTTCTTGCTTTTCTAAAAAAATAGAAATGGTAAAGATTGCAATACCTAATTTTTGTATAAACTTTCTAAATAAAACAGCGAAATCGCTATCAATTTTATGTGATTTCGCTGTCGCACCCCTCACGGGTGCGTGGATTAAAATGGACCCATCTGACTTCAGGATTGGACAAGAAAAAAAGTCGCACCCTTTATGGTGCGTGGATTAAAACGATATGATATATATACGCAAAATGAATTATGCGTGTAGTCGCACCCCACGGGTGCGTGGATTAAAATAGACCAGTCCCTAAAACCATTGCTTTCTAATTGCAGTCGCACCCTTCGTGGGTGCGTGGATTAAAACATGCAATATCCTTCACCTCTCACACCCTCTGCAAGTCGCACCCTTCACGGGTGCGTGGATTAAAACGATGTTGCGATTAAACACCCGGATATCTGCGATGTCGCATCCCTCGCGGATGCGTGGATTAAAATTCCTATCGTTACATTGTTTCCAGAGGTATCAATGTCGCACCCCTCACGGGTGCGTGGATTAAAATGCAAGAAAGGAACGTACATAATGAGAAATGAAGACGGTCGCATCCTCCTCGGATGCGTGGAGATGGCGGATCAAATTGCTTGTGCAGCCGCATCCCTTGTAGATGTGTGGAGCTGCTATACTACCGAAAATCTTACCGAAGTGTAGCAGGTTCCTAATAACACAGCAATACAGGAATGCATGGATTAAAGCGAACGCTATGCCAATAAGAATTTAAAGTATCGTATCCTTTGACTCTGAGGGTGCGTGGATTAAAAAGAGGTACTAAAAAATGCGGGCAGACAACATCTTGTCCTACGATGGTCCGTGGATTAAAATGGTAGGCCAGTTTTGATGCTTGTGAATGAAGATAGTCGCATCCTATATGGGTGCGTGGATTAAAATTACCTTTTTTATATTGGGACAAGTCTTGCAAAAATCGTCGCACCCTTCACGCCTTCACGGGTGCGTGGATTAAAATACGGATTTATTGCCATTATCCCGGCGTAAAATAGTCGCACCCCCTCGCGGATGCGTGGATTAAAACATAATGATATTTCTCCTCTGGCTCTTGATAATTGTCGCATCCCTTGTGGATGCGTGGATTAAAATGATTTTAGATCGAAGGAGGATATATCATGGACAAGTCGCATCCCTCGCGGATGTGTGGATTAAAATGTTCCAGCATTTTTCTGGAAGGAGGTAGCCTATGTCGCACCCTTCGTGGGTGCGTGGATTAAAATGTGAAAGGAAATGGTAGTATGGTGTTGCCCGCCGTCAACTCTTTAAAAGTTGATAAAGTCGCACCCTTTATGGTGCGTGGATTAAAATCGTAGACATGCAGTACCCCCTTTTTCTATGTCGCATCCCTTGTGGTGTGTGGATTAAAGCAAGTTATCGAAAAAACACCTGAAAAAATGTCGCACTAAACAACATTAAAACACACCATAAAGGAATGGAGGAAATCTGATGATAAATTCCAATAAACGTAAATTATGTTTGAGTGGATGGTTAAAAAATAACTATCATTCTTCCTATAAATCTCCAGTTAAGCTACATTTTTTATTATTTTACGAATCTTTTTCTAAAATAAATGGAGAAAAAGCAGATTTTACTTATCTAAAAGGATATAATGTTTTTCTTTCTTCTTTTTCTTTAACATTTTTTGTCCTCTGCATCTCCCTCTTTTTAAATATGTTTAAAAATATTTTATCATTCAAAGAAGAATCCATATATTTATAAGAAAAAGCCGGAGACTCCGGCTTTACTTAGACAACAAAAAACACCTATACAACAATGTGTATAAGTGTTTTTCAACCACAATCTTCACTAATAAAAATATACATGCCCATTATCTTCTACAAGAGTATAAGCTTCATCCTCGCACTCTGGACTTTTCGAAAATGCTTCTAATGTTGAGATTAATTTTTCAGTTAAGACAATGCTATCGTTGTAATAAAAAGTTATGCCATTACTGATAACGTATTTTAATAAATCTTCCTTATGTTTAAAAACCTCTTTCAAAATAGATTTACAAGATAAAATAGCTGCATTATATGAGCTCTCTCGATTGGTATGTGCCGGATTTTTTAGTGCATGTGAAAATCTATCTTGCAAACAACCATATTCTGGTAGGTCCATTTGATCTTCTTTTTCTACCATTCTGTTGTATTCTACTTCAATGATTGATCTACACTCAGAAATACCGGCATTGTATCCAGCATTTTTGCTGGTATAATCCGATTTCTTCAATTTCCTTGAAAATCTGGACTGCAAATAATTGTATTCATTTAGAGTCATTATTACCCCTCCCTTTCATTCAGCCACAGCCAACAGCCAGCGTAAGAGCTGTTGCAATACTCCATATCTTTTTTCTCATGACTTATCTTCCTTTCTTTTGTTTGGTACTCCTTGTGTCTTATTAATAGAATGAAAGAAAAAAAGTGTATCCTATTTTTTCTGTATAAGTATTTTTGTGATACCTCCCCGAACGACTGGCGTCGGACGGGGCTTCCCAACTTTTAGAGCCGGGAGTTCCATTATCTACCGATGCAGCCTGAACTTAGTCCCTCTCTCCGCAGAAAGAGAAACCACATCCAGGCCAACGGTAGACAGGTGCGGGGACATCGCCGCCACGGACAGGAACTTTTGCCTTTTCCGTGACACCAGGTCCTTGACAGACTCTGGATCTTATTAACAGTTCCAATCTATAACTCAGGCCGCCACTGGCAGACCGTTGTTCACAAATTCCCGTAGCGTACTTAAGGTACGTAGCGGTGTGGAAGGGAATCCGGTTACTCCCTTCTTCTGATACTCCCTTAAGAAAAACCTGGCACCGATGTTCTGTGCTGCTGACAGGTCGCAGTTATAGATCTTTCCATTCTGAAATGTACACAGACTGTAGTTATATACTTTCTTTCCATGTTCAAAATGGTAGATGCTGTGCCGGTCTACCATCCCGGAGCCATCAAAGGCGTATTTAGAAGTTCCCCATGCACAGACACGGGAGAGCCTCATTCCCAGACGGTGTGCCTGTAATTCTACTCTTTTTTGCACGTCATTCTTTCTCCATAAGTGAATCCTTTCACGGAACTTCTTGCCCCGGATCTTCCCTTGGGAATCCAGATACTCAAATACGATACAGTCCACGCTGTATAAGACAGCGACTTCTATCAGTTTTCTGGCTGTTTCGATCGACAGGGCACGGTTGGCGTTCCGTATCCACCGGTAAACACACTGGCTTTTCTTCCCTGCCTGCTGATACATACGCTTCCGGTTAATCCTATGATTAAGACGGTCTTCTTCACATGGAAGGTGGATCACACCTTTTGCATGGACAGTACCGTCTGCTTTCATGATACACCAGGAGGCTGCGGCATTGATCCCCAGATCTACAGCAAGTATCCGGTAAGCAAGCTTATCTTTATCCTGCACGAGTTCCTGCATCTCCTTGAATGAAAAACGGATCTGGTATCTTCCATGGACTTTATCTACCACGGGAGAGAGCATCTTCCTTGTCTTGCACAGATGCATCAGATATCCTGCGTCAGAAGCACTGATCTCGAAATAATACCAGTCCCAGGTCTTTCCGTTATATAGTTTTAATCCGATCTGCCCCTCTGCCAGATTGGACATCTTCCGTTCCTGGTCGTAGAAAGTCAGCTCATATCGTGAAGGAAATCCTATCTTAGGTTCCACTCCCCGTACTGCGGGGGACAGAGCTTCCCAGTTCGCATGGTTGGAACGATACGACTTTACCATCCCGATCGCATCTGCGATCAGGGCTCTTCTCATATATGCTGGCATGTTTGGAAAGCGGATATCAAACTCTGGATATTTTGGAGCTTCTTTCTTACTCCCATGGAGCAGGATATCAAATGCCCGCCTGCGCTCCTGTGCTTTTACATGATCCCATTCTTTTAAGGCAACATCGACACAGAACCGTAACGCTTCAAGACAGATCTCTGCCGTCTGCTGCATTGATCTGTCATCGACTCTGCGTTTTCTGGAGATGTTCAGTTTCTTTGTTTTCCTGTCTGGCACCGCATCCAGCTGGTGTTTGATCTTTACCGTATAACAGGTATGGATCTCCATCTTTTTCGTATCTTTTGCTGCCATGGATTCTCCTTTCCATATATCTCATTTGACATATTGATTCTTTTTATATTATACTATATAATAGTACCAAACACAAGTACGATTTACAATTATCTGGAGGGTATTTTTATGAAAGAGTATATCAGGACAAGACATTCCGTTTACCTGCTCACCTACCACATGGTCTTTGTCACAAAATGGAGAAAACCCGTGATCACAGATGAGATTGGGGATTTTATGGTCGCAACAGCAAAACGCTTATGCGATGGCTACGGTGGAGAACTGATCTCCGGAGAGACAGACAGAGACCACATCCATCTTCTTGTGTCCCTGCCACCATCTAAGAACATCACTGATATTGTCCGCAGCTTAAAGACACAGCTTTCCAAAGAGGTTCATGCACACCCGGAATACGATCGGATAGTAAAAAAACACATCTATGGAAATGCCCCGCTTTGGTCGCCTTCGTATTTTGTGGCAACAACGGGTTCCGTTTCTATGGATGTTGTAAAGCAATATATCGAGGGACAGCGCACCGATGAACATAAACGCAAATATGAAAAGCGTTCACTCGATTACTGGAATTCCCGGCTCTAAAAAAAAGAGACTCCCGAAAAATTCGGGAGTTTTTCTCTTAGTCTCCGACAGCCATACTCTCGGTTTCCCGAACCCCGAGCGACTTCGTCGGTCTGAGGTTTGCCGTATGGATATTTATCATAAGTAAAAAAAATGGTATCTTTATCAATTCGTACATATATTTGAATAAAATCATTTGCACTATTAAGAAAAGGTGTCGTTATTTCATAATATTCTCCTATTTTCTCAAAAGTTATTTCCTTTTTCAACCAATGTATATAATCATCTATTAATTGCTTAATCTCCATAAGCAAACCTCCTACATGATTTCATATTGACGAATCCAATTCTTTCTCTGCAGTCTTCCTTCTTCTGAATACATCCCAATTATATCTCTGGCATGATATCTTTTGCAAGATCGATAAGCCACTGCTTTCGATATTTCGTTTTTTCTATCAAAGCGGGAAAGCAGAATTCATTAATCTCAAGGTCTAATCCAAACAGTTCTTTTGATGGAAAGATATTATTGTTCAAAAATACATTAAAATGTAGCGTCTCTTTAACTTCATTAGAAATCACCTGCCGTTTATGTAAGATAGATACAAAATTCAGATTTAAAAATTTATTGGCCTTATCCACTTTTACATATCCGTTGTGTTTTCCAGATGTTAAGCATACATCTTCTCGTTCGGACAAGAAGATCTGTAAAGCAGACCCTTCTTTTACTTCCAGTCCATAACATGGGCTAGGACGCAGAAAATAAAGCAGCATCCATGGAATATTATATAGAGTAGCCCAGTAATACATATGCCCTTCTACCAAAAGGTAATCTTCCAATATTCTTCGGGCTATTCTTTCACCTACATATATACCCGTTTTCTGCTGTATGATATAGACTGCCAGATCAAAATATTCCCTTACCACATTGTATATATTGCGTTCATAGTCAGTTAATTCTTTCTTCCAGGATTCTTTTATCACTTCACGCGAGTTAGAACTATAAGGGCAAAAGCAATAGGCTGTCTCATTGTATGGTGCAAAAGAAAGACTACGGTTATAATGTTTTCCATAAGGTCGGTCTGTATTCTCTAATCTTTTATATAATCCAATAAGCTGTATAGGGTTATCACAGGCCGAATCAACATTGATTTCATATGGGTTACTTACCCCTGTGCGTAGCTTAAATTTTCTCATCTCTCATCTTCCGGAACGTCAACATATGTCTCAAGTCTTGGATAAACTTCACTCATTTTCCACCACCATTCCTGTGGCAGTTCCGGTATTTCCCCCTGTTCTTCTGCAAATTTGAGGCATTCTAAAATATCCCCTAGCCCTATTGTAAATTCACTCGTTTCGTTTTTTAATAGGAAGAAAAGATACTCCTCTCTGTCAACATCCGTATCTTTAACCACATCTCCCGTAGGTACTGCCATTTTTTCCATTACATATCCTTCCTTTCTTTATTGATTGTAATGTTAAGAAAGGCGGCAAAATACCGCCTTTCCCATCAATCATACCTTTTATTTTTCCTCATTTTCAGTCTTGGGACTCTTTTTCTTCTTGATTTCGTAAATTCCGACACCAATAAGCAACCCCATCGCAATCACAATCGGTACATAAGTCTGCCAATTGTCAAATGCTCCTGTCATTGGTACTTCCGCTGCTGTCAACGTCTTAGGGATAGTGATACTGATAGAATCCTTTTAATAACGAATATCCCGCTAACGTCTTTGTTTCTTTCAGGATGTAGGTCGCACGATGGAGTTTATCAAACAGTACCTCTCCATTCTCATCTGTTTCTTTTTCGGCAACTTTATTTCCTTTGTTATCATACAGTGCAAAGGTAACACCTTTTAATGGCTTTTCCTTTTCATCATTACTGTAGTGAACTACTCTGACTTACACTTCGTGTAGAAGTCAGAGCTTCTTGCTTCATCGACCCCGGTTATTATCACACCCATTGGCA